TATCGCCAGTTTCCCGTTTTTCGAGAAATTCGTATCAGCTAACGTCTGACCCTTCTTTACTTTGTCTCCGACCTTCACAATCGGGTCTGAGTGCATAAATGATTTGTCGTCATTTAGAGGGAAATTGTCATAGATTTGAACTTCTCTATTCTTTCCATCCTCTCCCTTCACAATAATCGCGTCGTTCTTTACTTCCACAATTTCCCCGTTTATAGGAGATCTCTGGGAATTAATCCTTCCGACAAACTCATTTAAGCTGGATTCAGGCCTTCCAGAGACTATAGCTGTCTGGACTAGAGGTTCTTCTCTATGCTTTAAGGACAGGGCCTGCTCCATCTGCTTTCCGGCATACGTGGCTCTGTTCCCGCTATTGTTTTGAAGAAATGGGACCATGTTCGAGGCGATGGAGAACAGCTGAACTGGGGACGTTACAGCATAATCTGCATCTTTTAACGATCCAGTTATAATCTCGTTCTCCTGGCCGCTCATCTTTACCTCGTCATGCAGAGCAACCGGTTTCCCTTTCACCCATTTAACTTGGTCTGGCAGAGCTATTTTCGAATTATAGGCTTTTTCTGGGTCTACCTCTTCCATCTTCCCGGTTTTTAGGTTGTAAAGCTTATTTACGACAGTATTTCCTTTCTTGTACGCCCCAACCGGTAAGTGCAACGTAATCCCGCTTCTATCAGATTCTGGAGTATGGATTGGGTCTAGGAATCCAAGATGAGACTCATCGACCAATTTCGCGTCATCAGTTATTTTATGAGCGTCCTTTATTCCGCCCTCTCCCATTATCGTTGTCTTCATTGCTCCAGATAACATCTCCAAAGGATTCGTCTGATCGACGTGATTCGATAGAGATGTTTTTGTGAATGCGTGGGCTATGGGCTTGTTGAATAAGTCAGTGCCGATTATTTCTTTTACCTGCTGCTTTCTGTCTAAATTATTTCTTATTTTTTTCAGTATATCTCTAGATCTATTGGTCAGGGCCTCGGAAATGAAATCTTCTGTAGAGTGGAAAGATTTAAAGATGAGAGAATCTCTTACATCCGGTTTCTTAGTCCCCCGACTTATTCCCAGCAGCTTTCCGCTCGCCTCCAGCATCAGATTCCCGTCAACTACACTTTGCTTCCTTCCCAGAGTTATCCTGTTTACATCCTCATCCATATCAGTCTTTGCCATATAATCTTTGATATACTCTCTCGCCTCCTCCACATTCTGGGCTTTAGTACCAGTAATGGCTCTATGGAAACTCATAAGAGCTTTTTTAGGGTCAGTAGATCTGTTTGTCTCCAATATCTCCTTTCCCCAAATTTGCTCTATGTTGCTGTCAGATACTCCCATCTCCCTGAGAATTGGGTATGCAGGAAATTCAGAATTTCCTTTCTTCATCACAAAATTTGAGGATTCTGGATCAAATCTCAGTTTAAATCCAGGAGCTCCTCTCGTGTGAAACGTCGACTCTATTTCTCCCTTATCGTTCTTTCTGGAATACACTCCATATTTCAACCGCCATTGATTATCGACTTGATACTCCTGCCCATCGACTATGTAACTGTGCCTGCTTGTGATTTTTGGCAGGTTCATTATTTTCTGCCGCCTAGTATTTATTACTTTTCCGGTCTCATTGTCTATCAACGAAAAAGAGGCGCTGACCGGAACGGACCACGTCCTTCCATTCAGTCTTGCCTCCTTCTGTGTTCTGAAATCATCGATATCTTTATCGTCATTGATTAGAACATCATCCAGCCTTAGTGACTGATTCTTCCCTTCTATAGGGAATATCCCTTTTAATGTTTCTGATACTTTTTCTTTTAACGCTTCGAAGTTTTCTTCTGGGGCTAGTCTAGACATTGTATCTCCTTTGGGTCCCTCGGTTGCCCTTCTCCGGGATCCTCGTCTCAATCTAAGATTAGCAAACGGCCTTATGTGCAGTCAAAACAGTGAATCGTTTTCGGTATAAGAGTAATGAAACAGTAACTAGGAGAAGAAAATTGAGGAAACTAAAGACGAGAACAGCATTGTCATTTCTGATAATCATGTTGTCAGGCCTGGGGGATGCGGAAGACTGGCTGGAAAGCCAGTTGGATCCGCAGGATGAGGATGAGAGAAAGGAGGACGAGGACGAGGACGGAGGGGAGTGAAAATAGCGTTCTTCGTCGGTCTCCTTGCAGCATTAACCGAGTGCTGCAAGGAGATAGTGGCTTTTTTTAGTAATGATTAACTCAGACATACCAGGAGACAGTTCTCCGTACTGCATCTGTTGTGGCAGACAAATCGGTGTAGGCCTAGAAGCATTTTTACTTAGGGTCGGTACTCCAAAAAGAATTCGCGGAGGAATGGCAATCGTCTTCGAGCCGGATTCTTTTGATGACGATGAAGACCAAAAATTCATATGCTCTGGTTGCTCAGATCTGTTTGATCTATCCGACGCAGATAGTAGGAGGACAGGAAAATGCTCCTTTTGTGGGACGCCACTAAGGGAGGAAGTAAGGTATTTCGAGTTTGAGAGTGGGCAATTTGACTTGGTTCGGGATGTAACTAGCTGGATTGTTCACTCATGCGAAGGTATTCCTAGTCGATTTTACGGATGTTGGGATTGTGTCTTCGATGGAATTGGAGAAGACGATTCTGAATTATCCAAAGAAAGACTAGGAATAGACTTAGATTAAGGAGGATCCAGGACCTCGCCGCGGTGGTTTCTGTTCCGGTAGCGGAGCACCCTGTGGCGAGGTCTCTTGTTTCATCGAAACGAGCATACTTTCTACTACCTGCCCAAACTCAGGGCTTTGGGAAGAAATATTCTGAAGAGCGGCTGTCTGTGAATTCTCGTCCAATTGAATTAACTGGGAAGCGATGTTTTGGGCCTCGGAGAGTAAGTCAAAGTTCGCACTCCCTCCAGCCTGCTGTTGACCGGCGTTCAACGGTGATTGCATTTCTTGTGGTATCTGTCCTCCTTCTTGAGTTACTCCTTCTGCTTCTGCGCCGGGCTCTCCAGGAGCAGGAGCCTGCTGTGACATCATTTGTTGTTGTTCGACCTGGGCTTTTGACTGCCATCTCATCATTATCATCTGGCTTTCACCTTCGATGTTGGCTTGAGCCAGCCTGGATTTCTTTTGAGCTTCAGCCATTGCATTCGTTTCTGTTTCTATTAGCTCATTCTCCCTAGCTGCATCAAAATCAGCGTCCTCAATTAAGGTAGTAGATGATATCTTTCCGAGTTGATTAAGCTGCAAGTTATATGCTTTTCTTTGTAGGTCGTCAGCCATTTTAAATGGTTTGAATCGAGCTTGAACTATTTCCCAATTCATATACGTCCCGATTCTTCTGATGCACCAGTTGAGCATGCTCACGTGCTCTAGGATGTTGGTGATAAAGCTATTCTCTAACATCCTAAGAGATACATTGCTGCCGGAATAAGATAGACCGCCAAATATCAGCTCTGTCGGCACTCCCATTCCTATAGCTATTTGTTCCAGCCAAACTCTTATTTCTTGTCCGAGAAGGAGAGCTCTCCCGTCCCCTCCTATACTTTGGGTCCCTATGGGGAAGCTGAGAATCGGCATGTAGTTGTTATCAAATCTCCAACGATTCACCTCGTCATGAATCTGGTCTCTCCAATCAACAAGATTCACGTTTTTGAATGGGTCCGCGAGCCCTGAACTTGCCTGAGGGAATATCGTGCGAAGAGGAACTATATGCTCTAAGGCGATTGACTCCTGACTCTTTTTTAGTATTTGGAGATAGTAGACATCTTTCAGAACTGGTAATGGAGCTGGAGTACCCCATCCTCTATCCTTCCCGGCCAGGGTTCCTCGTTTGAAGTGAAAGAGATTGTCGTTTGAAAAGACGATAGCCTTTTTTCTTTTTAAGGACTCAATGTAAAGCTGTGGTACTTCCTCCACCACGCTCTTCTTTCCCATAATAATGTCGTTTTTTGTCTGTAGCGGCATTCTATAGAAGTACGTAGTAGAGCCATTTATTTCATTGTACGTAATATCTATGTTTTCTGGGTTCCATCTAATGAGTCTGATCCCGTCGGCCTTCCTAATATGATAATCACTAGCTGAAGCTGGGCCGTGGAATCCGCATGACGGACACTTCCACATGAATTCAAAATTTTTGAAGTAATATTTGGAACTCTTTGCCTCGGAAGTGAAGTTACATTTCTTACATCTCAGCATTTTAATGAACGGAAAAAATATACTGACAATACAATTTCCGTATACGTTGTAGTCTAAACCCGACTCAAGTTGGAATATTCTGTATCTGAGCTTTTCTTCTAAAAACTCGGACCACATCCCCTTGAGTTTCAGATTTTCCGTCATATACACTATATCAGTTATTATATATTGGCTTAATTTGAAAGCGATTGTATTTATAATTGGATGCGTAAGAAAATAATGCCTGCACCATCTAAACATCTCTTTGATGGACGACGGCATATAGGTTTGGCCTATATCAAAGAACGGACTTGGGTAAGCGACCCCTCTTACTGAACCAGTAACTCGCCCTCTTACCGGAGACCTGCTGTACGATTCACCCAATAATGACATCTCATTCTCCGCTCATTCTTAGATATGGAGCCGATACTCGACTAACCGGTAATGCATTTTCCCCGAGCCGCCTAACTGATTCAAATTTCTGGATCGGTTTAAGGGATAAATCTTTGCTCTCTTTGCTGCCGACTAATTTTCCTATCCCCCTCCCTACCAACTTTCCGGCAGTCCCTCCTGCTGCACCTAGCAATGAGCTGGATGAGAACGGAAGAGCTCCTCCCAACGCATACCCAACCGTACTTCCTAGTGCCCCGCCAACACTCTCTCCTGTCCTAGCCTCTGGATTTGTTGCTACGTTGTGCGCCTGCGATGCCAAATCCAGAGCCATCATACCCTTCCCCAAAGTCCCCATATCATCATATAGAGCTTTAATCGTCTGTTTCGGATTCTTTCGAATGGCTTTCATAACCCCAGGGATATTAGTGAGACCAGCATTTTCCAGTCTCTCAAGCCTTTCCAAGTCTTTGCCTTTTAATCCACGTTTCGGCATGCTTCCACGACCTGTTAGACCGTGAACTTGGGCCTGATATATATCTTTCACTCTTTCTCCAAATCCCTTCCTGCCTGCGGCCGTTAGGAGCGGAGATGCATACCCGAGTCCTGCTCCCAGAGCTCCACCTCTAACAGCCCCCTTTAATCTATCTTCTGGGGATGCTAGCGCCCCCGCAGCTGCTCCTCCAAGAGCTCCGACTCCTGCCCTACCTAATCCAGATTTCCATATCCTATTTAGAATAGGACCAGCCGTTTTCTCTAATTCCTCAGAGCAGGAAATATAAACAAGCGCATCCATGAAAGCTCCTATAGGATTTTTAATTGTTCGCTAAGCTGCTGTCTCCTAAGAGTCATATAATCTCTAGCTATAATAAGTTTTGCTGTCTGAATATCCACATCAGTTTCTTCCAATCTCACTTCTTCCTTGGGAGTAGACAGATAGTAGCGATACTTTTCTTTGACTGGATCTGGATTGACTGGATTCCCCCTATTTTTCTGAATTTCCAGGATATACTCCTGGCAGAAAGCTAGTGGTTGTGGAGCACAAATGACTCCCGCGTCTATCATAGCAGCGGCACACCAAAGACCTACTTCTTCGGAAAATGGAACATCGTTTCTGATGGACTCCATCATATCCACGGCGGTGAATAGTTGTGATATTGTCGGTCTGCGCATGACCTCGAAATCAGGAATATTATTGTTCAGAGCCTGAGTTATGACAGAGAATGTTTCCCATCTCGTGAAAGACAAATCAGTAATATGTGTAGTCCTTACAGCCTGAATTTTGCTCTTTACATGATCGCTTATAGAAGAAGTCTGGAAGTCTTTCATGATAGACCTCCATACGGTCTCTGGCTCCCAGTCAAACCAAGATAATTCATATTTTTCCAAGAGAATCATGTCCAAGAGGATAGGATGGGTATCGTGATGAACGAACATGTTCTTTTTGGAGAATGGTTTGGTTTTTTTAGCCTCTATTTCAGGCTTGCTCTTCGGGCCTTCTTCAGTAGTCTCGATATGGTCAGCAGTTTCGTCACTCGAATCTGCTATCCCATATTCTCCTCCACTACTTTCAAGAAGGTCCCGAAGAGCTGATTTATAATCAGTAGCCATGAAAAATTTACGTCAGCACTGCTGTTAAAGCATCGGTCCGAGTTCCATCTGAGGCGATGGTGATTTGAGCATGATCCCCAGCTGCCCCTACCGCCTGAGTGGTCACCTTTACTGATGTATCGGTCCACTTTGCGGTACTGGTTGCGCCGGTCTCATTCTGCGGAAGCGCCTCTTTTCCTCCCACCATAACCTTGTTATCCGCATACGAACCCACACCGCCGGTAAGGGGGATTTCGGCCGCCCCAACACCGGCTTGGGTCAAGGAACCTGCTCCGTCTTCGTTGGCACGAAGAATACCGTTACAGTTTGCGGCATCGGCATTAATCGCGGTCGCGATATTTGCTACAGTGTCCGTCCCTGCAACCGGGAGCGTGATGGTTAGAAGACCGTCGGTAAGGTCAACCGCCAGCGCTCCTGCACCGGTTTCGAAAATTACCCGAATCTCGCTATCTCCAGGTTTCAAGGCTTCAATCAGGAGGTCTGCCGCACCTTCAACGACATTCACACTATCGAAAGTCTGGTCTTGGAGAAGATTTCTTCCGACTAATGTTATGTCCCCGCCGGCTGCGGCCACGGCCCCATCGGACAGATCATGATAATCAAGCTCTGGAAATCCGGCCCTCTCTTCGAAGTTCTGGAATCCTTCTTCGACATCTGATCTCAGGTCCGATATTTCCGCTTGAAGCCCGCCACTTCCTCGAAGGAGGTGTGCCTTCTTGGCCCTCTGCGAACCAAACGCTTTACTCTCTTTTGCCATTGTTTCTCCTACTGTTCGACAGAAGCGGCCAAATTCATGATTATCCGCTTCTTATCTAAAGGCATTGACTCAAAAATTCCAACAGGGTCTTCCGCAAACTCATTTGCGAAATCTTCCCCGAACAAATCAATTAAACCATCTCTCTGTTCTTTTGCACATCTCTGTAGCCTGCTAGCTGACACAATCCTGTTTCTGTCCACGAAACTGTACTCTGCTTCCTTCGTCATTCCGAACAAACTGAGATACGGATCTTCGATATCTCTACCCCACATCAAATCTAAATTATTCTCTCTGTCAAATTTTTCTAGAGCAGTGGCCATTACCTCTGGATTTACCGAAGCGTATTTATCTCTCATCTCTTCCAGTAGAGAACGTTCTGACGTTCCTTCTCGAAATAATCTCTGTCTGGAGTAGATAGCGATTCCAGCATCAGTTGCGTAGGATTTGGAACCGTATTTTTCAACCAACTTATCCACGGGGACATCCAGAGACTTAGCTCTAGAAGCTAGTTTTACGCAATACTGGTGTCTCTCGAATGGAGTGAAGTCGTCCTTATATTCCATAAAGTAGGCATTGGCTTTCTTCACCTGCTCCTTCGTATTAATCGGATACGAAGGTTTCCCGTTTCTGGTGAGGCAGTAAATTGAACCGCTTTCTTTGACAAATTTTGGAGCTGGTTCTAATCCAGTTATGTCGATATGCGGATTCATGCTGGCTGTTTTTGAGGACTCACCCTTCTTCTTACCGACTTTGTAAGCGGTTCCGAGTGCAGCCGTACCTGCAACAGCTTTTGCTGCTTTCGGGGCCAGATATCCGATTCTATGTCCTAAGGCTGCCAGCGGTTCTCCCTTCAAAGATTCCTGTCCGAATTCTTTTGTTGTCTTTCCTAAACCCTTGATAGCTCCTCTAGCCTCTCTTGCGATATCGAATCCTTCTTTAAAAGCCTTCCACCTGGCTCCAGCTTTCTTTGATACTTCTCTGCTGTAAGGCATGGCATCGGTACCACTAACTTCACTGGCTTTCATTACCTCTCTTCCAGGAACACCAGCATTAAGCATCTGCTTCTGCATCTTGAACTTCTTACTTGCTTCTGGAATTCCTCCAAGAAGAGTCGCCGCTCCAATCATTTTCCCTACGAACGCCAATTTTTGGAGCTCTAAGGGAGGCTGTATATCATACCAACTGCACGCAGTTAGTAGATTCGCGGCCGCAGTTTTCTGCGCTTCAAGAGGTAATCTGTCCCTATTCTCCATGAAATAGAGAACTGATAGGGCCGTATTTCCTCTATCCACACAGGCATATTTTCTGAATGTCGTATTGCCGTTTCTAGCCACTAAGGCGAATACATCATCCGGCAATTTATTCAGGGATTCCTTATCCAATTTTTCTGCTGATTTTATGAACTCGGGAATCTTTTCCAAAGATGCTATTTTAGACTTCAGAATAGTCCCGTTTTCGTCATCATAAAAATCCAAATTCATTTCTTCGCTCCGAAATCATCTTAGTTTATCTTAAGCTACGCCTAAGTATACGGTCAACAAAGCAAAAGATATCGGTCCTTCGGTATAAGTAACATGAATATCAACCTAATATGAAAGGAGAGTAAATGGGAAGATACGGAGATAGGTGGAAGCAGCGGGAATCGCGAGTTCCATCATGCTTCGGTCGACAGTCACAGCACAACTCTGAAAGTGGGGAATGTCTGGACTGCGAATATGCGGACCAGTGCAGTGATGAAATCGAAAATCAAAGACCGATGAGGAGTTCAATTGGAAGATCAATTGGAAGTTCGCTTGGGAGCCCACTTGGGATTCCGGTAAAGGAGAGTAGATATGTCGAGCCTGTCGGTGAAACTCCAACAGGAGTAATAAGAGAAGGAGAATCAGCTTTTGAAAGATTTTGTAAAGATTCGCTAACAGGAGCCTGCAGAGGGATGGCGTACGAGATGTATAGATTCTTCTGCAGATTTAGATTCTAGTGTTTTTAGATGGGCCTCCTTGGCCCATCATCAACTAATGGAACAGGAATAATGGCGAAGGAAAAACTAGTAATAGACCATATGCTCGGTCAATACAGATTCTATATAAGGGAACCTGATAAGGCGTATCTAGGAACTCTTCTGTGGTTGCCTATCAGAAAAGTGAATACCTTGGCCATAAAGTCTGCCTTAGAGTTCGTTGTGCCTGGGCCGGATGGACAGCAGACCCTAAAACTATGGGAATTGTCTCCGCACCACATAGGGGTTCCCAGAGAATTCATCGATATCAACAGACTGCCTTTCCAAACCGTAAATCTGATTCCAGATGACAGGGATTTTCCGAAAGTCAAATTCGAGAGTTCGCTGATTCTTGATTTCCTGAATCAGCAGAAAGATGACCAAAGAAAAGCATATGAGGAGTTCATATCCCACAGAAATGGGATATTGAATATCTCGTGTGGGAAAGGAAAATCTTGTATTACCCTTCATGCTATCGCCAAATTCGGAATGAATACATTGATAGTCGTCAACCAGAAGACGATTCTGAATCAATGGAATGGATTTATATCTGAATTCCTTAAATTTGACGGAGAGATAGGGATAATACAAGGCAATCCATCAAAATGGGACTGGAGACATCCTATTACTTTAGCTACTCTGCAGACTTTGGCCAACAATCCAGATGCTGTAACACCGGACATGAGACGGTGGTTCGGGGTCGTTGTTTGGGATGAGATTCATCATCTCAGTGCTCCTCATTTTTGTATCACCGCGACCATGTTTCTGGGCAGAAGATACGGACTCACGGCCACAGTAAACAGGGAAGACGGGACAGAGGTAGTGTATAAGAACCACATAGGTCCTGTATTCCATAAAAATTTGATGCAGGATGTTGACACAGAGATAGCGTTCAAAAAAATCCACTTTCCTATACCGCCTGAAGATTTCAAGGAAAACATAATCGATAAAAGAGGCGAGGTGAATATAGGAAAGATGAGAACCTATGTCGGGGGAATGGCCGGAAGAAACGCATATCTCTTAGAAGAGCTGAAGAAGATATTGAGCAAAGGAAGAAAAATTCTAGCTCTCAGTCACAGCAAGAAGCAATTGAACATCATGTACGAAATAGCCCTAGCTGAAAACATGGATGTAGGTATATGTACTGGTGATATTACTGACGTGGAGCAAAGATGGGCCGCTCTTCGGGATAAGAGACTTGTATTTGGAACCCACCAACTAGTCACAGAGGCTATCGATGAAAAGAGCTTAGATACACTTGTTTGGATGACTCCATTTGGGTCGAGTCATCCAGATGGAGGAAAGAACGCCCTTCAACAGGGTATGGGAAGAATCCAAGGATACAGATTCGAAGAAGGCATGAAAAAGCCATTGGTTATAATTTACGACGATGTTCTCATTTTCCAATTCCACAAAATGTGCAATCAGCTCCGTAGACAATTGAGAAAATGGCCTGCCGATGAGGGAGGCCCTTATAAATTCAAGGACATATCAGGGATGAGATGAGAGATAAATACGAGGAGTTATCGGGCTTGTTCTCTGAATGGAAGGGCTGTACAAGGTGCGAGCTCGGAAAACTCAGAGAAAGCAAGAACAAGAGAACGAATGGATTTTCTGGAAACATGGCGATGGGGGAAGGGAATCCAGATGCAAGTATTTTCATATTGGGAACCGCTCCTGCTGTCGAGGAAGACAAGAAAGGAAGAGTATTCGTAGGAGAAAGCGGGGATATACTGAACGAATATCTAGATTCAGTCAATATAAAGCGGGGAGAAGATACTTTCATCACGAACCTAGTCTCTTGTAGGTCATTTTCAGAAACCGAAAACGAAAAAGGAAGATTAAGAGAAGAAAACAGGGACCCGACCCCGGCAGAACGAAGGGAGTGTAGGCCTCTTTGGGAGGAGGCCTTGTATATCGTCGACCCACTTTTGGTAATAGGATTGGGAAAGTTGGCGATAAAAGAACTTACTAAGAAGGCTGTGAGTTCTATTCACAACATACAAGGAACCGTAGATGAGTGTGTGATCAACAAGAGAGTCAAGGACATCAAATATCCAGTGATGTGTATGTATCATCCGGCATTCCTTGCTAGAAGCGGAGATCATTTCCACGGCGGACCGTGGCACAAGCAATATGTAGCTTTTCAACGAACAGCCTACTTGCTAGATAGATTGAAAAACAAGTACTACGGAACTGAAATCCCAAAACGAAAGTTTAAAGAAAGTGACTTGTTTTTAGTAGAAGGAGGATTACCTAAATGAGGAAGAGAGAAAGAATAAAGAATAGTCCGAATCTGACTGAGAGAGCTGTTAAAAAATTTGATGAAGCCGACAGCGAACTAAACGAGTTCCTGGAAGAGAACGATGATTTCGCTTCAACTCTCAGGCGACTAGTCGAAGAAAGGAACGACGCTTTAAAGCAGGTAGAGACAGCTCTCAAGAGTTCTCTATCAGATTCAGACGCCAGTAAGCTTCACGTAGGAAGATTTGGAGTCATAAAGAAGGGTCCGACATATAAATGGGACCCGAGTATCCTCAAAAGCGTTCTAGATAGAAAGACATTCAGAAGATGTACTGAAGAGAAAATAACGTACGTCGTTAATGTCGATGAATTGGAGCACCTCATCGAGCTCGGTGAGGTGAGAGCAGATAGCGTATCCAAAGCGAAAGTACCGAGCAAACAGGTACTATCCATGGTTCCTGGATGCCCGAAGTTGATTAGCATCTGATGATAAAGGGAAAAGCGAATGTGGATGCGAAAGCGTCCACAAAAGACAAGCCTAAAAGAACCAGAAGAACCAGAAAAACTATCGAAGTTGATGTCGAACCTGGCATAGCTTCTGTGTGCGTTACACACGGATTCAAGGAATGGGTATCTGATGGTTCCTACGGCAAGACAATCGAATCTACTTGCTCAGTCTCGCTGAGTTGTGCCCAAGATTTCGAACAAATCGAAAAAGCAAACCTGACGGCATCTAAGCTAGCCTATAATTTTTCGCTATCTAACGGCCTAAAACTACAAGAAAGTATGCAGAAAAAGGAAAACGGAGATGATCAGATGCAGAACGTTCGTGTTCGAGGGCGTGGCACTAGGGGAGGTTACTATTAAGATAGCTGGACCGATATATTCGGTCGCTTCCAATTTCAAGTACGTTACCGAAAATGGAGTAGCTCTCGGCGGTGTCGATTTAAACGGCCCCACATTTATGAAAAAGAATACCGTAGCTCTATTGAAAGAGCTGATACGTAGAATGGAATCCGATGCCGCTAATTTCTTATCAGGAGGATTAAATGGAGGAGAAACAGAAGAAGTCGGGCTCAAAGAGCCCTCTGGAATTGCTGAAGAAAGCGAGGAAGATATCCAAATATGATGATGTCCTAGAAAGTGTGGCCGCGATAAGAGATTCGTATCTCGAAGACGAGGTCGTGGATATCTCCGACTTGTCCTTAGTGGCGGATATGGATAACAATGATGTTGTTGTCTCTACTCCCACTACTTCATTGCTATCCATGAGTCCATTAGCGAAAGAACAAATCGGAAAGATGTTCGGATTCACATGGGACAGATGGTTCAATGACATAGGTCCAGAAAGAGCAGTTGATGAGCTGTCCACTAGAATGAAAATGAGATCCGTCGAGCAGAAAATTAGGGCGTGGAAATGGACTAAACACAATGCGTCGCGTTGTGTCAACGGTACCAACGGAGAAATCAGAGCGTTTGTAGGGAAAAAGTATGCTCCGATTGACGATCTCGAAGTTCTTGAGAAATTGCCAAGCTCGGCAAGTGATCACTATTTCATATCAAACAGGTTCGGAAGATTAGAAAACGGCGACCGGACATCGAATTACACCGCAATTCTAGACCCCAGGAACCTCAACAAGGACTATAGCAAGAAGAAGGACTGGGTCTTTCCTGGATATCATATCAGAAACTCGGAAGTGGGATGTTCGGCGTTGACCGTCAGTATCAGTTTTCTTAGACTAGTCTGCCTCAACGGGTTAATTGTCACAGAAAAGAGCGATAGGTTGGTGTATTTAACGCACAGACCGAAAGATGTCAGTGATATCGAAGATTATCTGGAAGCTGGTATGTCTCTTCTAGACAGGAGAATAGAGGAGACATACCTCAGAATAAGGGGGCTGAAAAATCTGACAGTAGAAGACCCTGAGGAAGAAATCAGGAAGTTCATGGGCGCTCAGAAACAAACCAAGCTCTTAACTCAACACGCTATCGATGCCTACAAAGAGGAACCAGACCCGACGAAATTTGGGGTCCTGCAAGCCATTAGCAGAGCCTCTCAACAATCTGAAAATGTCGAGAAGATCTACGAAATAGAGGCTATGGCCTCCAAATATCTCAGAGCTGCATAAGACCATCTCACGGAGGTCCTTCGGAAGAGGGACCTCTATCGGAGGAATCATGCTGAATCTCGAAGGTATTACATGGCCGCTAACATAGAATTTCAATTACTAAGCAAAATAATAGAGACGGGAGACCTGAAAACTGTATTGAATTATGGAATAGACGCCTCAAAATTTGGTTCTAGTGAAGCGAGATTGGTATTCGAGGATATACTTTCTTACTACAACGGCAGAGACACGAGAAATCTAGTTCCTACGCTAGACATAATCGAAGAAAATCATCCCGCCTTGGAGATGCCTCATCCAGGAAGACTTACCGTAAAAGCACTGTGCAAAGAGCTGATTCAATCTTGGAAGAGAAGGAAGATTGAAGAAATCATAGAAGACGCATCCTCAGATCTACAAGACCCGGATGTAGCCTTAAACGGGCTAATGGAAGGGCTTAGAAACCTAAGATCTTCTAACGGTATCGATGATAAATTTTTTGCTGCCTCTGGAGACGAGCTGGAGAGGAGATATCTGTTTGCAAAAGAAGTTGGAGGATTGATAGGCCTGCCTTATCCGAAAGGATGGGGGTATATGGATGATAACGGAAGACCTAAGTTGAATCCTAATGGTTCTCATAAGCATCCGATGAATGAGGCGACGAGAGGCATCCAAAGAGAACATCTGACGGTAGTCTACGGAAGACCGAAATCGATGAAGACTTGGATTTTGGTAGACATCCTAGATGAATGCTACTCCAGACAGAATTGCAAGTGCTTATTCTTTAGTGGGGAGATGGGTCATCTGGAATTGATGGAGAGAACGGCAGCCAGGATAGCTAGAGTTAGTTATGAGCAGGTATTGAGCGGAAAGCTATCGCAGGATGATGAGGAAGACTATCTATACGTACTCAGGTCCCTAAATCGCGAAGAAAAGAGACTGAGAAAGAAGGGAAAGAATGCCGGAATACTATTCACTAGTGCGGCTGATAGCGGAACATCCCTCAGCGCTAGGATGTCCTGTCTTATATCGAAAATCGACGAATACGACCCTGACATCGTTTTAGCTGATTCCATTTACACTGCCGCGGATAGTATGTCCAAAAAAGCACACCACGAACAAATAAGATACGTATGTGGGACCCTCAAAGAGCAGGCTAAATCCAAGAAGATACCGATTGTAGTATCTACCCAAGCAAACAGGAAAGGAGATGAAACAAAAGGAACCTCGATGTCTGAATTGGCATTCTCAGATGCATTCGGGCAGTATGCCGATGAAGTCTTTAGAACCGTTCTTCTCGAGCAACCAGACGGCTCTCTTCATCTTACTTTGGTCGTGACCGGTGCCAGGCAATTTAAATTTCCTGGGATACTGTTAGATGTCGAGCCCGCTACCAGATTTAATTTGATTAAAGCCTATCGCTCAACTATCCAACTACAGGCTGTTTTCAAAGCAGAAGCAGAAGCCATGGCCAAAGAAGAACAGGAGGCGGCGAACGAGATAAACAAAAGACGTCATCTAAAAACTGACTCTTTTCAGAAAAGGAAAGATGGATATGGATGATGTATCTGATGTTGTCGAAGAACTAGCAAACAAATATTTGAAATGGTGGAAAAGGTCGTCAGACGGAAAGAACATCTACGGAGCGTGTCCATTCCATTCGGAGTCTAGTGAAGGCGCGTTCTATATGTCCCTTATGAACGGTCTATTCATCTGTCATTCGTGTCAGACAAAGGGTTCTTTGTTCACTTTTCTGAAGGAGGTGAAAGCCCCCAGAAGACTCCGAGAATCAGTCATGAAGTCCATGTCCTCTCAGATTGAAAAAAGAGGGGACAGGAAGAGGATGGCAGATATCAGGGACCCGTTTAGGGATCAAATGATATTGAGTGAGGCCATTCTCGGTATCTTCGATTATTGCCCGAAAGTTCTACTGGATGCGGGATTTGATATCCAAGTACTTAAAAAGTACGATGTTGGGTTCGACAAGCAGAATCTAAGGATAACGTTTCCTATAAGAAATCATCTCGGGCTGCTAGTCGGAATAGCTGGGAGGACAGTCATAGACGAATCCCCGAGATACAAGAACTATACAGGGAATGACTTGGCGATATTTAACGAAGCCTACGCCAATCACAGATTCGAGAAGAGGCATCATCTATGGAACATGCATAACATCTACCCCCTATCCTTCAGAAGGAATGTCGAAGTAGGTAGGGTGGTTGTCGTTGAAGGATACAAGGCCGCTCTATGGATGATTCAGAATGGATTCAAGGACACGGTCGCCATAATGGGGACCTATCTCTCTAGTACCCAACAAATGCTACTTCAGAGACTAGATGCGGAGATATTGATATTTCTAGATAATACGGACTCCGCCAGAAAAGGTGTAATGGATGCCGGATTAAGACTTAGAAGGTCTAATAGAGTGAGGGTGTGCACGTATCCAACTCGTTGTATTGGAGACGAGCAACCGGATAGCTTGAACAAAAATGAGCTAATTGGTGTTGTAGAATCAGCACAACCATTTTCTAAATGGAGAAGAAATGGGATACAGAGACGCAAGACGGAAGCACAAAGATGCTGGTCATCGCATGAGAAATCAGGCTGCTAGAACCAAAGCCAAGCAACAGAACAAACCGTGGTTGAACATAAGATTCGGGAAGAGGTTTAACCCTCCTATAGGAAGTGTAAAGCCTGCTCTTATAAGACTGATACCTGGAAATTACGTCGGATACGACAAGGCGTCGGTCCCCTACTTCGAATACGCAGACCACTTCAACGCCACGGTCAAGAAAGGACATGTGTGCTCAAGAATATGGAAGAGAGATACTGACGGCGAGCTCTATTCTGAAGGTAAGTGCGTGTCCTGTTACATGATTGAGGATGGAAGCAAAAACACGAGTGTCAGACATGCTAAAGCGTTCAGCATCGTTCATTATGATTGGTACTACGAAATCCCGAAGTTTGAGAAAAACGGGAGGACGGTAAAATACACAAGAAACACTAAAGATCATAAAGCCGGTGATGTCATCTACCATCTCGTCAACAAGGCCACTGCAATAAAGGATATTGGAAGAGCGAATCTTAAAAAGTACGACAAGGTATTCGGCCAGATTCTTCATTGGAGTCTCGGTCCCATGCACTACGACCAAGTTACGGCTGCCCTCTCTGAAGTTGAACGCGAGTGTACGTGTGGAGGAAGAATAGAAATCCCAGTTTACGAATGCCCGGAATGCGGGTATGAAGCCCTGGACCTTACTGACGAGTCTTCAGAAGAATTATCTAACGAGGAAATCTATAACATCGTGACAGAATTCTACGACTGCCCAAAATGCAAGAACGTAGTAGAGCTGATGCCTGTCAAATTCTGTGACAAATGTGATAAGGCCGAATCTGTCCAAATTTGGGATGTGGACTTCGAGGTATACAAAACCGGTGAAGCCACCCAATCTCAGATACACATCAGCAGATATTATGTCCAGGAACCTGACGAGCGCGTTCTTCCTCTATTAGATAAGCACGAAGACAACCTTCACAGAGCGTTCTGCGGAGACCCTATTGATTATCAATTGAAGATGTTGAAGGTAAAGGACCCGTGGGCGGGAGAAAGAAGGGATACCGCAGATTATGTAAGAGATGAGGATGAAACTGTTGAATACGATGACGATGACATCGAGTATTAAACATGCTTCATAAAGACGTTCCCTTACCAGAATGGGTAGATGACCCATACAGAATGCAGCAAATCTGCAGAGAGATAAGGGATACGAAAGAGTGCGGCATCGATACAGAGACAACAGGAAAGGATAACTGGATGACAGACAGTGTCCTTTTCTGGAGTCTCTGTCCTAGTCTTAATAAGAGGTATTGCCTGTCCAGACGGATGCTCAGAATTCTCAAAGAGGAGCTAGGCAATGACCCGTCCATTACATGGGCAATGACAAATGCGAATTTTGACAACTGCATGATGGCGAACTCTGGGGTTCCGCTGCTTGCTGGTCAGATTCACTGTACTTTAGTAATGGATGCGTTATATGACGAGAATCGTACTGGAAGGCATGGTTTAAAAGAGACGGCAAAAGACCACCTCAGTCTGAACATGAATGAGTTCAAGTCCGTCTTCAAGAAAAGAGGGAAAGAGACTTATCAGGATACACTTCTCCGAATAATGGATACTGAACCTGATAAAGCTATAGACTATGCCTCACTCGACGCATTCGCATCCCTAGCCGTTCATAAGTTTCTGCGACAGAAACTCGAATCCACAAAACTCAGGACAGGAATAACCTTGTGGGACTATTTTGTGGGAATTGAGGCTCCCTATACAAAAGTTCTCTACCACAACATCCGAAGGGGGGTGAGAGTAGAGAGTTGGTACTTAAAATGGATTCGAGTTCCGATAGAAAAAGAGATGCGAAAGCTAGAACACATGTTCGCTAAGAAAGCCGGAAAGGAGGTAAATCTACAATCACCGAAACAGCTGATTGATGTATTTATTAACAGGCTCGGGCACAAGCCTTTGAAGTGGACATCTGGAGGAGAAAGCGGAAACAGACAGCCGTCTGTCGACGTGAATGTGCTAAAGATATGGGCCAAAGAAGGATGTGAGTGTTCCAAGATTCTTCTGAAACACAGGGAACTGGCTAAAATAATAGGTACGTACGTAGACGGTATGCTGTCCAGACAGGACAAGAACTGTCGCATCCACACCAAAATCCAGCAGCATATTGCTGTTACTGGAAGAACGTCCTCGAAGGACCCTAATCTTCAAAATCTCAAGAGGCCTGCTGATGATATTTGGGTTATACGAGGAGCTTTCATCCCAAGACCTGGATACACACTAGTAGCAGCTGATTACGAACAATTAGAAATGCGGATTCTTGCTGACCTTTCTGGGGACGAGAACATGAGAAACGTTATCAGAAAGGGATGGGATATACACAGTGGAACCGCGAGTCTTATGTACGACACTCCCTACGAGAAAATAATAGAGGCTCAGAATGAGAAGAAGAGACTGTCAGGGCTGAAGATAGACAAGCTTGAATGGCCTGAATGGGTGCCTAGAATAGTTGGCTATCGCCAGGATTCTAAGACCATCGGTTTTGGAATCGTGTACGGACAAGGTGACGATGCACTAGCTAAAAAACTAGGCATAAGCAGGGAAGAAGCCGGTATCAGGAAAATGAAGTTCTTCGAACCTTTCCCGCAGGTCCAGGAATTCATAGAAGAGACGCACAGAAGATGCAGATACGAACTCCAGGTTGATACACTGCTAGGCAGATTGCGCAGATTGGTTGATGCTGATTCTGATTGGCTTGAACCTCAATACGATTACAAGACAAGAGAAATGTTACCAGAGAGACCTGGTCCTCTGGCCTCTAGAGCTCTACGTCAGGATGTGAATTCCAGAATTCAAGGAACGGCGGCAGAAATAGCAAAATTGGCCCAAATCCTCACAGAAAATGATAGTGGATTAAAAAATCTTGGAGTAGAGCAACTTCTGCAAGTCCACGATGAAATCCTCTTTGAGATTCCTAATGAGAATCTAGATGAAGCATGCGGAAGAATTAAAAACATAATGTCTAGACCGCTTCAAGATATACCAGAGAGACTAGGACTTAACTTCAGAGAATTATCTGTCCCGCTAGATGTTGACGTGGGACGAGGAGAATCGTGGGCTCAAGCCCATTAGAAGGAGACACAATGGAAAAATATGGCGTGAAGATAGACCCAGATAAGGTGGAAAGAGAGAAGATTTCCAAAAAAGGAGAAGAACGAAAACCATACAATAACCCGAAAATAAACGTCCCTTATGACCCAGATAAAGGCACAGAACCTTTTGAGGAGACGGATGAGAAAGACTAAGTCGAAAAAGCAACCAACCAAGAAACCTAAAGAGCCTAAGACTGAAACTGCTGAGGAAGCTTACGAAGTAAGAGACCCTAGTACCTGGAATAAGTTCCCCAAACCGACTCCGGACGAGGTCATCCGCGACATAAATATGAGGTACGGTGATTATGGGCCAGTCGTTAGGTCAGCCAACAACGCCTGGGATGTAAGTGATCTCCGCAGACCAAGCGGCATACCGAGTTTGGATATAGCCGCTGGTGGAGGTCTCATCGCAGGAAAGGTTCATCAATTTGACGGCCCTGAAGGTATCGGGAAGAACTTTCTGCTTTATAAGCACTTCGCTGAGATACAGAGAAGATATGGAGATAAGTCATGTTTGGGGATGGCCTGTTTCGAATCATTTGTCGATAAACAGTTTGCCCAACAATGTGGATGCAAGATTTCGATGTCCGAATATGACGTGGCTGTATCACAAAGGGCCAGAAAGAGAAGAGGCGAGCCCCCTCTAACAAAGGAAGAAATTAAGGAGGCAATAAGCTGCGAAAAAGTCGGGGCTTTCCACATTTTTGACAGTGATACGGAGAGTGTCTTAGATGGATTAGTCAAAGCAGCCAGTACCAATATCTACCAAATGATAGGTATAGATTCCTGGGATGCGATGATAACGGCTCAAGAGGAAACATCTGATTTGGATGAGATTCCCCAAATAGCGTCTTCCTCCATGCTACAGACTAGATGGGGAAAGAAAATCTTAGATTCTTTGGGACCTGTCTACAGATGCCCAAAATGTGGGCATCTTCCCGTATCTAAAAAAGTTATCAATTCAAACGAAGGGAAGTACCATTACACCTGCGGAAAATGCTCTGACTGGAAGGGTCTCTACCCAGCTGTAGAGATAAACGAGACAACGATTTATTGCATCAGACAGGTTAGGGCGAAAATAAGAACAACTGGCAAAGTAATGGGTCGCCCGTATGATGCTACCGGAGCGAGGATGCTTAACCATCTGTATCACATTCGCGTGAGCATGCATCCCGGCCCGTTCATAAAAATGAAGAGCGATGAAATAATCGGAAAGGAGATAAACTGGGAGATAAGAAAAGCTAAAGGAGGAGCGAGAGAAAAGGCCAAAGGCGCGTTCAATCTGTATTTCTCTCCATTGGAAGCGGATGTTGTAACGGACTTAATTGATCTGTCCAGAAAACTTGGATTAATTGAAGGGGACGGGTCTGGGCACTACAAAGTCCTGGGAAAGAATATCCACGGCAAGGGAAAGCTCATATCCGAATTAGAGAACAACCGTGAGCTGTTTGATTCGTTGCTGGATAAAGCATACATAGACTCCGGACTAGCGCATGTGAGGTTTATATGACTCGTATAGAAGCTGCGGATTACGGTCATAGATGCTTAATTTGCAAGAGGGTCGGGGACACCGTAGCGATAAAGATGCCGGACACTGTAATCTATATCTGTCACCGATGTTTACAGGATAGTGAATTCTCGCTTGAATTGAACTTGATAACACCCAAGCCTGCCGCTGATAGAGTCAAGATAAAAGAAAGAAAGCAAAGAATCAGAAGTTCTCATGACCTGGAAAGCAGATTAGCTGAATCTGTAGGGGGCAGAAGACAGCCAGGTTCTGGGAATGTGGAACTGAGTGGCGCGAAAGGAGATGTAAGAGTTCAGGGAAAACTTAGGATAGAGCACAAATTCACGGACAATGAGAGACAGTGGCCTCTAAAACTTTCTTACTTGTCTAAAATCTCTGACCAAGCTACAGGAGATGAAATTCCTGTTCTGGTCGTGGAATTCAAGAAAGCCGGGCAATCTTTTGCTGTAATTCCCCTTCAAATATTTCTGGAGATGGTTAATGAAAGTAAGGACGATAAAAGAACTGGAGGAACTGAGCGCAGAAGAAATAAGAGAAGCGAAATCCGAGATCCAACTTCTTCCGAGAATTGATTCACATCTAGATGACCTCAATCTAGAAAACTCTAGAAGCTTGTATGTGTTTAGTGCATCCGATATAGGCTCGACTACCGGGCACTCACTTTGTGGGAAATATCCCATGGGATGCGGAAGAATGCTTTACTACAGATACATCGGAGAGGAACCGGTACAAAGAACGAAACCGAGAAATAGGAGAATTTTCGATACCGGAACCCAAATACATATACAGCTACAAGCTTACTTGAACGAAATAGCCAGGAGATCGAACGAAGAATATGACTTCAATGATGAAGTAGGCATTTCTCCGAAGACCAGCCAGGAAGCGAATAGACTGGAGATAGTCTCAACCACAGATGGGATATTCGAGATAAAATTAGGGAATCAGATAAGATTCGGCCTAGAAATCAAATCCATCAAGACCGAGTTATTCGACAAACTAAACGGTCCGAAACCAGAACACATTGTCCAGTCTACGCTTTACATGGCGTGCTTGGACCTCCCTCTGATGAACATCCTGTATTACAACAAGAACACATCATCTATTCTAGAGTTTCCACTAGTATTTGATCCAGAAATATGGAAGGCGATATCCAAGAAAATACTGTTCGTCAGAATGGCCGCCATAGAAAACTCCCCTCCTCCTAGAGAATGCAGCATGTTTTGTTATGAGTGCAGATACTTCCATATCTGTAAACCCAATCCGAGAGGGAAGAAGACCATAATAGAAGGTTTCAGGAGAAAGAGAAAATGAGAGATAGGATTTCTCCTAAAGCCAAGAAGTTGATGAGCGGAAAGCCGTACGCGGATATTCCAGATGCAATCGCTTCCTATAGAGTATCCGATAGAGCGATGGATGAGCTCCATCGCATGGGGATATACGTCAAGGAGAAACCTGGATTCACTGATTCACAATTCTTCAAAAACGGCTCTCCTCACATACCGAGAAATTTACAACAACTTACATGGCAGGAACTCGGAGAGCTGTATCTGGTAGCTCACACGTATTATGAATACGTCTCTCATCAACTAGGATGTCTGATATCGAGAATGAGGGAGGCTGAGGAGGTATTCAAATTCGTGAGCGCGAAGGTCAGATTGGCTAAAGACGGTACAGAGAAGGTGAAAGACTCGAAACAGATTGTAGATGCGAGATATGTCCACGCTAATTCTGAATTGTTGAAACTGAAGTGTATGCACGACCTGATGCTGCCGATAGTAAATTGTGCCGATGCCACACTGAAGACTGTATCCAGAAACGTGACTATTGCATTGGATGGGGAGAGGCACGGCAATAGAGCCTCGTTCATCGAAAATCACAGACAGCGGGTACGAGCACGTGTATCTGGATTTTCCAGAGATTCCAAATACACGAAACCAGTCAGAGGGGAATCTCGCTCCACAAGAGAGGAAAGATGGTCAAAAAAGAGATAGACAGAATCTTGACTGGCATATGCCAGTCAAGAACAGTTGTTGATGTGGAACTTCCCATGCCTCCCACAAGCAACAAGATATACAGGAACATACCTGGAAAAGGTAGAGCTTTGACCAAAGAGGCATATGCTTGGAGGACTAGAGCCGTAAATACTATATCCAAATCAGGTGACCTCGTTTTAAATAAGTTCTCTTTATCTGAGCAATACGGTCTGTATCTCGTCTTCAAATTCAGTGATATCCAAAACAAGGGATGGGAGAAGGGAAAGTCATCTTCAAAATGGAAGAGGATAGACCTGAGCAATAGAATCAAACTTCTTGAAGACGCCATAAAGTATGCGACTGGGATAGATGATAGTTCCACTTTTGTCTTGTTTTGCGCAAAAACCAAGACCGTTAGAGAACCTTCCGTAAACGTATCACTAAGATGTTTTAGGAGTGGTACATGAGTAAAATAGAACCCTCACTCCCTCCTGAACCAAATCATACAAATGAGAGATATTGCCTGATTCAGGAGTACAAAAAGAAAGGAGGAAAGACTGAGTATTCTACAACATACATTCCGTGGGATGAATTCAATGACAGTGAGTTAGTCGAGTTGTGCCTGCACGGACTTCCGTTAAAAGAAGAACAGGAAATGTGGAAGGTGATTCATAGGGGAATGGGCAGGGAACTACTCATGGATTTGATAAGAGGAGTGGAATCTCCGAAACAATTCAAATTAAATCCTGTACACAAAGATAGGAATGTTCTAAAGGGAGCGATATGCGAATACTGGAAGTTCATCCACTCCCAAGTTCAATGCGATACATGCTGTTGGGACTGCACGGATTTGAAGGTTTTGGAATGTGTGTTGGAGAATAGGGAGTTGATAGATAGAAATGAATAAGATTTGCAAAACCTGCGACAAGCTGGGCAGATGCAAAGACGCGACCATAGACAAGATTAGGAATTGTGAAGGGTGTGGAGATTGGGTAGTCACAGAAGAATATATCATACAAGCGAGACAGGAAATAATTCAGATAGCTGGAGAAACGGCATATCAGATACTGGTGAAACCGGTCAAAGGAGGCAAGAATGTCAAAGTATAGCCGAGAAGAAATCGATGATATGACAGGGATTGAAGCCCGGCGTTTGGTCAAGAAGCTAGGTCTCAGCGCCAAGAAAGCCAACGAGATGGGAGTTGATGAGCTTAAGGATTGGCTCTTCGAAAACCAAGACGGAGGGGCTGCGGAAGAAGACGAAAAATCAGACAAGAAGGAAAAGAAGGAGAAGAAGGGGAAAGGGAGTAAGCTGAAAAAGGAGAAGAGTGGCGGGTCCAGGCTAAAACGGGGACGCGGACGAAAAGTGGATGAAGAAGAAGCGAAAGACGAGGAAGAATCAAAGGACGAGGAGGAAGAGGAGAAGGGACAAGAAAAGAGATCCAAAAAGTCTTCTAAAGCCTCATCCCCAAGCCAGCAGTCTGATTTGGTGCAAATTCTTCAGAAAATTGATGAGCGATTGACAAGACAAGAAAAGAAGATCGATGACATCGGAGAAATCGTAGACGGGCTTTCCGATGCAGCAGATGCGAGAGGAAAAGAGGTAACTAAGGCTCTGAAAGAATCCGCCGATAATGCATGGGCAGCCAGAGAAATGATTTTCCATCTCGGCTCGTGGCTCGAAAACGATGAGGTTCTGACCATCGATAACGCTCCAGACGATCTCGGATTCAGTGATTTGGACAAAGAAATAAATGAGAAGCTCGAAGAGGAGGAGGAAGAGGGAAAGTAGTGGAGCCTAGTTTCGTCGAACTAGGCGAAGACGAATTCTATTCCCTATCTGAGAAACAGCTCATCAAATTGGCTAATAAGATAGGGATATCTACCAAAAATCTAGATTCAATATCCAAGTTAAGAACCCGTCTTCTAAATGATGCAGTGATTAAATGAAAAAAGGGGAGTCCGTTTTCGCGGACTCCCCTCACTAACCTAATTAAGACTATTCCACGGCAGCGAAAACCGCAGTCATGACTGCGGCTGTTACCATTGACCCTATGATAGCACCGACCGGCCAGCTCTTATACCATTTGCTCGAGCTCTCGAGCTCTTTTTTTATCTCATCTCTCTGATTGATGCACGTTTCGACCCTACTTTTCTGAAAATCCAATCTCGAATTGAATACAGATTTTTCGGCGTTGAGATTAACCTCAAACATCTTCTTCACGAACTTCAAATCCATCCATCTCAATTTCCTCAATCCCTTTACCGTCAGACCGAGTTCGATGGTCTTGTTTTTATCCATTAATACCGCATCGTATCCTAGAACTATCTTGTCTCCGTTCATGGGAAGGATAGTAGAACCTCTCACCAATCCCCTAGACGGGTTATACGACATGGAAGGGATGATGACATCTTCCCCAGGACCGGGACAACTATAATCAGGCTCTACGTCAGCGTTGTCATAATTTTGCGTACGACACCTTTCTTGCGCGACAATCTCTGACGGGTGTATAAAGGAGAACATGAACATGTGGAGAGAATACACAATAATCGCGGTTGTTATTGCTTTCACCATCTTACTCCCAATGGTATGCCGTAATCTGTAGCACCGACAGAAGGTGCTGGAGAAGCCTTCCTTGGAGCCGGACGGGCCATTTCCTGGATATCGCCTCTAATCTGTCTTGCCTCGCCTTTAATTTTTTCTTCGGCTGCCTTAGGTGCCCTCTTGATAGCACCTCTCAATCTTTTTTGACCCATCAAACTATGGCTAGCTCCGGTTAATCTAGCTAACTGCTCTTTACTAGCTGTTGCAGGAAGGTCCGCCATGGCTCTGCCCATACGTTCTGTGTGCAAGGCGGCTGGAGAAACTAGGACATCCATTATCCTCTCCCTAACAGAAGGAGCAGCATCTGCTCCCCCTTCTACTAGACCACGTTTCATACCCTTTCTCATGAACTCTTTGCCTGCTTTGCTTTGAGCTACACCCTTTCTGGCCACATTAATTCCCATATGAACTAAGGCCGAGGGTTCGGTCGCGGCCAGAATAGGTGCTGGAGCGAATGCGGCAGCTCTTGCAAGCCTTCCAGCTTCTCTAACCGGTCCAGCTTTCGGTAATCCTCCCTCTATTGCCTTAGTTACTCCTCCTACTACGTCCTCCATTATCGGGGTATGTTTTAAGTTTGGGTTCATAGCCACGGCTTTTCGTAATTTCTTTAGTGCTCTTTTTTGCTGATGAGGAGTTCTCCCTCTTAATATCTTTCCGATACCTCTTCCAGCATGCTCTGTGGCCACCAATTCCGGACCGGCCCACGTTTCCAGCATCCTGCTTCCGATTCCCTGCGGCTTTCCTTCTATTCCAGAACGGATTCCTCTGGCTAGACCTCCGCTTCTCACATTCCTAAGAAATTTTGTTCCGTGTCCCGCTTTCACGGCCAGGTTCGCGCCTACATGGGACAAGGCCCCTAATCCGGCCAACGTGAGGGGGTCGACAGCATTTTTCTCAAATTCCACACAAGAACTGATTTTCGTCAGCTGCTTACCTTCTCTTATTTTTTCTTTTAGCTTCTCTATCGGAACCTTGGATATAGGCCCCAAAAATTTCGGGCTGTCGTAGTGTTTCAGGAAAGCCTCTCTAGTATCTTTCTTGGAATCGAACCCAAGAAAGCATTTATCCTCGTCATACTTCCCGGTATCCTTGTCCTTTTGATGGACTACGAAAGCATTAGGGGATTCTTTATTAGGACCGACATAGACATCGATTTCTTCCCCATCAGCCCCCTTCGTCCCCTTCACATACCCGTACGGGTACTTCATCTCCGTTCGCCACTCATTCCCGTCAGAATCTGTTCCTTTCCTAACAGACCCTTTCCTATTCTCTACGGCAATCGGAATACCCTGGAAATTAGTATGTCCTTGTAGTTTATGCTCTTCTGCTATCTTTGTTAATTCGTCGAAGAATGATGAGTTCATTTTACTGCCACTAGATCATGTTTCTTGGGGATAGGAGCATCTCTCATCCTAGCAATTATCTTCGCCGATTTCTTGATCACGTGAGAGCACTGAACCTTCAGTATCTTCTGTTCCCCCCTAAGAACTTGAAGCTGGTTCTCGCTTCCTACATCCTCGGCCACTTCCTTGATAATTGGAAGATACTCACTATCAAGTATCTTCTTTTGGACGAGATAATCTAGAAGCTCCTCGCCCCCCAATTTGAGTTCATCGATTACCCCTTTTTCTACTAGTCCAAGTCTCTCGATTGTTTTCTTGAAACCGTTCATTTGTCTCGCCTCTGTCCGTCGATGATTCTCTCAAATGAGCGCAGGACCTCAGCCTGTACTGTCATGGCCTTACTGCACTCCCAATTAGTCTCTATTGTGATTTTAGTCAGCTCATCTATGTGCTTCATGTAGTCAGTTGCTGACTTCTCATTCGAGGAAAGCAGATGCCTGACCTCTTTTCGACTCTGCACTAATAAATAGATAAGAACGCCCACAACAACGCCGACAATACCAAGTTTCCCCAGCTCGGCGTACAACGGAAAGGAACTAAGTAAGGAAGTAATCATAGCCCTAATCCAAAAGCAATATTCCGCCTTTTTCTACAATCTCTTTAGATTTCGATTTCTCTCTCAGGTACGGCTTTAAACTTCTCTCGATGGGCTTCCTAAGAATTTTTGGTTGAGGAGGCATATACGCATCTGATTGTAGGGATTTCTTGGCCTTGTAAAATCCAGTAGCTACTCCCATCTGCTTCTTTAACTGCTCTACCTGCTCTCTACTTAACACCGAGTCTTTCCTTGTTTTGTCGAATGACTTTTTCAGTGCTCCAGAACCTAACATACCGATAACCGATTCAGTCATTAATGTCCCAGCCAATGAATCGGGGCTCCTGCCCACGACACCCTTCTTCATCAAATGCGAGGCACCGGCTCTAGTAAGAGCATTGGCTGCAGCTGGAATCATGTACGTCCCGAATGCCTTGGCTAGATTCTTTCTGGTAGTCTTGTAGTCGTCTTCACTGATTCCCATTTCTTTCAGGGACTTCAAGGCCTTGTAACTTGCTCTTCCCTCACTTACTAATGTCGGGGAATCAGCTACTAACGATGAGATTGCGGCCAAACCAGGCTTACCTTGTAGAGTCGAAAGGTATGATGCGAGATTGCCTACTAATTTTATCGCCGCCCTTCCGCCAATATCTAGACCTACAGGTATCTTGCTTTGCTCAAAAGCTTGAGCATGGCCTAATTCGTGCGCAATTGCTGCTGTGCTATAGTCAGCGATTTTTTCTAGTTCGTCAAAGAATGACGGATATAGGTCTAGAGCTTGTCTATCCATTCGGCAACTTCCTCTACGGGTTTGTTTTTCAACTTCTCGTACTCTTCATGCTGCTCTTCTGACATCCTACCGAGCTTATCCTTGCGCTGCTCCTCCAATTTTTTTAGGTCGTCTTCTTTCTTCTTCTGAATCTCAATTAAGTCCTTCTCAAGTTTGTCCGCGGCCTTGTCGCTGGTTACAGAATCCGTTTTGACCTTTCCTCTCCTCCACAACAATACCCCCATTATAGCGATAGTGGCTGATACTAGACCAGCCACGAACCATTTCCAGTATTTCTTAATCTTCTCCAGCATTATCCGTATTCAGACTTTTCAGACCGAATCCTTTCTTGAGCACGCTCTTGAATAGCTGAAAGGAGAACGATGACAACCAACCGGCATAGACTCCGTACAGAATCTCCGGGACTGTGGATTTGATGGGGGCTGGAGGGTCTATGCCTGGAATCAGCACTATCCCAACTGCTAGTACGAAAGGATACAAAGGCATGAAAGCCTTAAACCATTTCCTGTCGTACAAGTACGTGGCTTTGATTAGATGCAGAATCGTGGATACCGACAACGATATCAACAAAGCCTGCCAACTTATAAGGATTTCGACAATCTGATTCATTCTATAGTGGTCCTCCTGCTGTCTGCCTATTTCCGCCTTTAGTTCCGCCCGCACTAGCATCATCCGCAGTAACTGCCTGCGGTAAGGCGGAGATTGTGTCTCCCATATTTCCTATAACTATGGAGTATGTACTTAAATTCGCCGCATCTATATCTCCAGTGGCTCTATTTCCGAGCAATTGAATGTAATCTTCTGCTATAGGTAAATAGATAGAAGCAGCCGTTCCGGTGATTACATTAGTATCGTCCACAACAATAAAATTATTAGATATCATACAATTTTCTGCATCGTCTCCAATACCAGAGCTCCCCAAGTATTGAGATATTCCGCGCAATAAATTTAATTCCCGTGAAGCCGTCACCATTACATAATTATCAGAAATTTTGCTGAACTCGCCGCTTATTCTCAGAAGAGTAGTGTCTCGAGCTAAATATAAGGCGTTAGCTTTAATGTGATTATTACAAACTCTAGAATATTCTCCGAATTCTATAACCGCCAAACTCCCGCCCGAACCAGGCCCTTTCGGATTGTATATGTAATTCAATGATATATCACAGTACCCATCAGAACGTATCACCTTACAGTCCTTTGAATCGGTATCAGACCCACACGATATCAATATATTATTCGATATCGAGCAGTTTACTGGATAATCCGAATTTCTAGTAAAGAGGTTTATCGTAGAAGCCAGATTACTGGCCCAATCTCTACCTTTCCCTCTATATTCTGAAATTATATTGTTTATTATTAATGTCTCATCTCCTTTATACAAGGCAGAGTCACTTCTTCTGCCTATTTCTATTGCTGCGCCAGAAGCAGAAGAGAGAGCGGGAGGAACGAATGAATTACTAGATATTATGCTCCCCTCAAACCCGTGAACTATAACGGCTGAGCCGTTTTCACCAACACCCATGAAATAGTTATTTGAAACCAGAAACCCCTTTTCATTACCAGCGTCCAGTGTATCGTCTGCTTTAACAGAATGCGTCTTCGTCTTATCAAATACATTTCCATCCACCGTACACCCACGGACGTAGTCTTCTATTGTCACCCACTCATCAGCCTCCACTCCTGTATCATTTAAAAACAGATTATTTTTAACGGAGCAATTCACGCCCGTCGAATAGATACAAGTTCTTGAACCTCCGTCGGTCTTATTCACAAACACATTGTTTGTGATACTGCAGTAACTATTCGTATCAGAACTTAGATACGCAATTCCGTACGTAGGCCAGTCAGAGACGGTATTTCCGTCAAACGTCACTTTCGTGCTTCCAGTAATGTAAAGGATGGAATCTGAGGGAACGGATTCAAAGTGGTTTCCTTCTATGATTACTCGTTCTGTATTTTCCAAATACAGAGACCTGTACCCACCTTCCACGTAGTTATTGATGAACTTAATTAAGCTTTCCTCGGCCAACGTGGCAACCGGGTACTTGGAATAGAGAGCTAAATTCTGCCCGACAAATGTGCATCCGTTTATCTCAACATCAAGGAAAATGTTCGTCTCGGAGTTATAGTCTATGTATATAGAATAGAATCCATTTGTTGTGGAACAGTTAACGATCCGCGCTGTGTGAATTCCTGTACCAGTCACGAACTTTTTCACGACAATCGGATAACCGTTAGCGCCTAAATTCATCTGCAGAATACAGTCTTTCACAAGACCGTTATGCCCGATTCTGATAAGGTCCTCGTACGCATCCCAGATATAACATCCTTCGACCGTACAATTACTCCCAGCCAGAGATATTATCGGGTTGCCAGACATAAGGACCCCGGCGAGTCTGAAGTTGCAATTCCTTATTTTCACGTTCTCGGCGTCAGAATTAGTATCCACAAATCCGCGAATGACCTCATCGACCGTGTAGATATTATCTATCAGAATATTCTTTCTGGCCGCCCCATCAACTTTTACTATATACGCGTACCTGTAATTGCTGACTGAGGCGTCCACAGAGACGTCGCGTATGATACTGCCACTACCAGGATTCAAAATCGCGTTTCCTCCATCGGCACTGGCGTATTGAGGTCTTAGAGTCAGATTCTCGATAATGACTCGATAATTTCCGCAATTGATTCCATCATTAGCTGCATTTGCTTGGGTATAGATAGTGCTGTCTTGATACGAACCAAATATCCGGACATCGGACTTTACCTCGATAGTGCTGCCGCACAGTACATAGTCCAGAATTTTTATGGACGGAACTCCCGGCATATAGTACGTGGTCCCAAGATGAGCCACAAAATCCAAAGCCTTCTGCAAATCACCGAAATCCGAACCAGGCTTGTATCCTACGGTAAGTTGTAGAGCATCTGATTTGGTGCTGAAATATCTCGTGAGACTCGTCTTGTACGAATACTCTGGGGTCCCGGAATCGTAATAGATGTTGTAAAGGGCGATGTCCCCGAAAGAGAATCCCGTAGATACTTCCCTATCGTTTATGGCTCCCGTGGAGTCTATGACCAGGTACAGGTCCGTATCCGATAAAGTGGGGGTGAAACCGCTTCCAGCTCCAGCAGCATCTATTTTCCTAATCTCTCCTCCGACACTGTAGATAATGTCATCCCAGGTTATCTCTCCCGTAGCATCATTGAAATAGAAGGCGTAGGAAATAAGATTTACTCCGGACAGGGCCTCAATCTGCCTACCGTGACTATTTAATGCCCCCAGCACGCTCGTGTTTATGGAGTCAGGGGCATACACAGATGGTTCGGAGTCGTTGAAATTTATTGCCGACGTAAGAAGCCTGTCGTCAATCTTTATAAGGCCTTCGGTACCAGTAGCATCGGCATCCAATGCGCTTAGGAGAAGATTGTTGGAGCCTCTTATATCCAAATCCTCGGCCGGGGTCGCGGACTTGCTATTAATTATGACGGCGTTGTTGATATCATTGGAGTCCATGTTGATGTCCCCAAGCATCTTCCTGGAGCCGTCGCGCACGAACGATGAGGCATGGATTTCCGATACACCTCTCGGGAATCCCTTGTACATCATATCCTGGAGATATTTCCCTTCCGTGACGTCGGGAATATTTTCTAAGATTGCTCTAACCCCGACAGCAAATCGTACAGCAGTCCCGTCCGGGATAGTGTAATCCGATCCGGATACCCCAGTCACCGGATGAACTCTTTTGAACCTTACGATAGCTCCACCGTCATAGAATTCAGTCCCGACAACCGTGGCCGTGTCACCGTTGTTTTTTATCTCTTTAACAACGATTTTATCGCCAGTTGTCGGGTCTATGAGCTCGTTATAATTCCCATCTAATACGCCTATTAGGCTGTCTCTGATGGCTTGAGTTTCCGGCAGGTATAAATCTGCATGCCCCACAAACAGATTTACGCCGGTGAATGTATATGAGACACCGCTTCCGCCAGCCGGGGTCCAGGATACAAACGACGGACGAGCCAAGTCCGTTGCAAGGGGATTATAGACATACTCTATGTTTTTTAAGAGAGCGTAGAATCCTCGATTTATGGCAGAAGATAATCCATCTTCTCCGAATTCCACTGCTCTTGAACCGGCTGGACCGGGAGTATCAGCAAATTGGATATCTGGAGCTCCTGGATAAAAGAAATCACCAGGATTAGTTTCATCTTTTGGATGAGGTAAGGTCATTCTACTCTCCTAAAATCTCAGTTCCCATCTGAACTCCAACGAGAAGTTCAGAGTCACGGGTATCGGGCTGAATGGTTTATACGCCAATATTTGAGGTCTTCCAGCTCCGACATAATTCGGGGCTCCTGAATCATAGACGTTCGTCGCGTCAGGGTCCTGTGTTGATAGACACAGACAAACCTCGCTTATCGGAACCAGGTCATACGCTGGAGTCCTCGCGTTATTGATATCCGTGACTGTGAATAGATGATCTAATCTTACAGTCCGACTATTGTTTAAGAACGTGACTGGTGTGATTACGTTATCCAGCCAGATGTAACTTGATTGATGTATTTTTACGGGCCTCTCTAGATAAGCGATAGTCAGGTCATCATCCTCAAAGCTATTACCAGGATTCCCGGGCAATCCGCTTGCATGAGCTGGAGGATAATCCACAGAAAGAGGAGATTGGTACGCTGCCGGGTTTGTCTGATGAATTCCCCCTATACCGACTCCGTAATACATCACGAACTCTCTTGGAGGCTCGTTATAGTGATCATCTAGGGTATCATTCGGTGCTACAACCCGAGCAAGATACTCCCTCCCGAGATCGACCCAAATATTGTGAAATTTACGGCAATGATTCCTAACTTTCTTGCCTCTTACCCTAGTTATAATTTCAAGATTACTTGGGATTAGTAGACCGTCAGGTTTTAACGGATAATCTCTTAAAATCATCGAGTACCTCTACAATTTCTTACCACGAGTATACCAGCCTGCACCATACGATGTATCAAATTTGATTGCTCCGACAACCGGACCGTATGGAGGAGGATAAGTTGCCACCGGGCCGGATAGCGGGATTATATCCTCCCCGCCTCCATCATCGAACGCCCAAATCCAATCAAACGGGAAAATTCCTCCAGAGAAATATCCAATCATGATGACATGGATTTCCTCGTCAGGGCATAACCGCTTCCTGTCATAGAGAAACATCGGCTTGGTACTCCCGCCCAATGGGTCACCGTCATAAGCCCAGTTAACGACCCCAACTCCATCGACATCATCGAACCGGTAAGCTCCCCCAACTCCCTGGTCGGTTATCTGTTTGGCGCACGCAGGATGGTCGAACAGATACTTTGTTCCGTGCATCTGCAAATAATCTGTCGTACTTATCGTATCTGGGGAGAGTCTTTTGAATATTACCCAAAACGGGAACGTGTAGTGAGGTTTTATGGTTTTCAGAAAATCTATAGCGAACACCAGATTGGCGATATTGAACACGTCGACATCTGCAATAGCCAGATGATGAAAGAACTTATCTAGCTCACGAAGGACTCCCTGCCCATGATATCTAGACCACCAATCCTCGCTTTTTATCCAATCAGCGACCTCCACACCTTTTGATAAGGGGGAAAATTGCTCTACCTCATCCCCGACAACATACTCAACGCCTGTAGAAGGATTCACCTCTATCATGGATTCCCCATCCTCCTCCATATTCACGCTCCGGGGTATGAAGTACGAGCGGATGACAGAGGAATCTGATTTATCTTGGATGAGAATTCTTATGGTCGCGGCGTTGTATGTCTCATTTATATCAGTGACTATTCCGTCAACTTCTGCAAACGGAAGTCCTAGTAGAATTTGGATTCCTACTCTGACTCTCCACAAGCTGGGGCCGTTAAAGAATGCATACCATAGGCCTTGTACCGCGGACAGATAATCTAAATCATCTGTTCTCGTATCCAGATTCTCTACTGTGAAATCTACGGCTTTCCCAAAATTAGTCTCTATCATAGGCCTATTGTCTAAATATGTAGTCTCCGCCCACAGATAATCCGGAGGAGGGGAGTCGAAGCTAAAGACGTTCTCGAAATGTATCCCGTTTATGTCATCTTCTTTGTAGATTCTATAATCTCTGTTTTCAGAGAGGAATGATGGAGGGTCTAGTATTATTTCCTGGAGCCTGGGAATGCTGATAACTAGGTCATCCACTGGGATTGATTTTGTCCTACGGACTCCAATCAACGACACCTCATAGTCGGAGATATCATCCTCACCGGCCAGTTCATACAACGGCCGTGGATTAAATCCCAGAGTGTTTCCTCTAGCACCTGTGACCAGACAGGTTAATTCTGTCCAGGTTAATTCCCCAGTCTTCCTCGCTTCTATCGTTACGATATCCCCGAATTTAACTAGCTCATTAGTGAAGTTCGTTGTCTTTGAACGGATGAACGAGCTTATTTCCCATGTTTCAGACCTGTCATGAGATGGATTGTAGCTAAGGGATAGGTCCTGAAGCGTAGTTAGCTCTGTCGCTCCCGCAACTTTCTGAATCTCGAATCCCTTGTCCTCAAAAATTAGAAGGTCCTGCCTCTCAATGTCTTCTTCAGTGAAATCAAAAATCAGCGCAGGAAATCCATCTAGGTCCAAAGCTTTAACGGACGAGCCTATCTCCCCATTCCATCCCAGGAATCGATTCTCTGTGTCTTCTTCAGTACTAAATCCGAGGTATGAATTCGCCGAACCGCTCTTATCCACGACCAGCAATTTGCTATATTCCAGATAGATAAATACCGTTACAGGCATGTCTACCACAACAAATTCATCGTATGAGGCGGTCTTGGTAGTGGCTAATGATTCACCTAAGGCGGAGTTAATGGCATCCACAATCTCTGACACGTGCATTGTCCCGGATAGAGATACAGTGAATGTAGTCATCCCATCCCTTACTAGAATCAATTCCACGGGTTCAGTGAATACTATGGAGGTGCTAAGTTCTCCACTAATAATTCTGCCTCTTACCAGCTTCAGGTCCACGTCATCCTTGTAAAGGGAAGGCTCTTCCAGAAACGTCCCGTAGTTCAGCCATCTTCTTTGAAAACGTCTTTGGATATCAACAAGACTTTTGGCGTAATCCAGTTGCCAGGCTGTTAAAAGGATGTTCGATGCAATCTGAGCTATGGATGACCATATAGTTGTTATGGGACCTCTGTCATAATACATGTCCCAGGCGTCAGACAGATAATCCCATATGAAATTAACGTCAGGGATATATCCGAAAGCGATGTTCGTTTCTGCGACATTCACTAGACCCTGGTCGGGAAGACTATCCAGTTGACCGTCATTTACGATGAGTTGAATCCCGTACATCCCGTAGATGTCTGGAACGAATCCTGGTTGTGGGTCCGTTCTATCATCGAAGAAAGTTGTCTGGTGATACAACGTCCATGCCGAACTCGACAAGTCATCAGGCAAAATATCCTTAACCAGAATCAGCTTATTTGAATCAAACCCAACATCTCTTTCATATAATTGGGTTGATGAGTTATATGTCCAATTTGTAGCAGCTACTTCGAATTGATTTCCGCCGACTATTAGAAGGTCACCTGGCTGGAGACTCGGGGAGTTCTCTACGCTCCATGGATTCCCTGTCTCCTCGAATATAGTCGTATATCCGTCAGAATCACCGTCATCTTGACTGAATCCCCCGGTTCCATCTTGTCTGTATGACGAGCCGCTAGGCGCTGCAAACAGAAACCATTTGTAGGTCAGTTCCTCCCCCTCAGGGTCGTAACTTCTTGTGCCGTCCAATCCAACAATTGAACCGAGAGACGCGGTCTGGTCCTGCCCGGTATCCGCGATGGGACGTTTATTTGGAATCAGAAGGTCAACGCAGTTCACTCTCATGGTAGTAAACGCTACCTTCGTTATCTTGCTCGGATGACCTAGTACTTCAATCCGAACTTGGTCTGGGGTCCCGGAAGGGGTAATTGGGGCTGCTGTCGTGTATCTGAGTTGATGTCCAGTCTCATCCAACTCCGCGGTCTTCGTAATGTATAAATCCATTACGTTGCTGGTCCCGTCCACCACCATTCTTAGGGTATAGTAATCGTCTCCCTCTTCCACAATTCCATTGCTGTCGAATATCGGCATGACGGTGTTTCCGTATGAGGAAACTATAGCCAATCCGGTCTTGGATAGGAGAACCCCGCCGGCATTATCTTGGGCATCAAAAACAGCGATAAAGAACCTTCCCTTATCGAGAGCGCTTAGATCATGCGGAAGGTCGGTCGGTTTAAATTGAGTCTCTAGAGTGAACTTCTGTCCTATGGGCAGGCTTATAGTTACTATCGTTTCTATACTATCATCGCTGGTCATGACGAAGTCGTCGCCATCCACATCCGTCCATGGAGCCCCCCGGCTTACCCCAACCCCAGAATAGAGACTGAAATAAGGCATTCCTCCTTCTGTGATGTCGAAACATGGAAAATCGTCGGAAGTTGGAACGGTTATTGATTCGGTAGTGAAACTATAGGTTACTGGCATTACAAGCGCTCGTTATTCCCTGTTGGGTCTCTTGCCGTAATCCTAACATAGATGAGAGTATTCGGAGGCAATAGGTTCACCGGATCTATGATGATATAGACATCGTCTGGGGTGCCGTCTGGAGCAATCATAGAGCTCGGGCCGTCAAAATCCGGTGTAAAGGAGCCTCCTGTAAACGCCACCTCAAATGATGTCCCTGTCCCTGTTTTATCCACTTCTATCACAACAGTAGCCATATCTATAGAATCTTCATCGTTTAAATTCACGGATATATTCTCTGTTATAGCTACTTGAATCTGCCCATTTATCGGATTTATTGGCAGAATAAGGGGGCCTAGATAGTCCTCGACCTGGAAAGTCCAGTTTATGGACCCCAAATTTCCGCTCAGGTCCTTAGCTGATATTGACACAGGGATACTCGCGAATGAGGCGTAATCAGTATCCTTGTCTATCGTAAGATTGTACCCGTTGAACGCGTTCGGGACGATGGATCCAGAAAAACCAGCCTGAAACACGCCGCCTATGACAGCAGAGATACCACTAACATTGGCGTTAATTTCTGCGGTATTGACTCCTATTCCGGATGTCTCCCTGATTTCAACGAATATAGATGTTGTTTTGCTAGCACCGACACCAGTCGGAGATTCGTTGTGGAATGTAGGGGCCTCGTAATCTTCTATCCTGAAATAGTAGGTCGACGCAGCCAATTCCAGGATATTACCGCTTCCGTCCTTAGACTCCGCTCCTACAGATATTTCTTTGTATGATTCCCAATCCGACGTCTTGTGTACGTAAAAGCTGTATCCCTTAGCTATAGAAGCTACTGCAGACGAGGCCCCATTATATGGAGCAACGAAGGTACTTGTCGCTCCGACAAAAGCCAGATTTCCCTCTACGTATAAATCGGTTTGACTGAGGTCTACTCCAGATACGTCATCTACGACTTCCAGATACAAGACCTTATCTCTAGGAACTCCGGTATCTGACGGTGCCGGGTCTTGATTTGTTATATACGGGGGATCCCCCTCCAAGGACGTAAACGAGTATTCGAAATAGTCGCTTCTGACTCCCTCTAAGTAGACGCCGATAGTGACCAAACCGAGAGGAAGTATTCCTCCAGGACCTGTCAGTCCGTAATTAAATCCCTTGATATTGTTTGCTGGTTTATCTACCGTCCATCCTCCCAACGCCGACCCATTCTTGTATATCACGGCACTATTCACGGTAATTATAGTTTTTAAGTCATCCAAACCAGCAGGAGTATTAGCCGGCTGGGATTGCCCAATTTCTGGATTCGTTCCATACCATTCCGGGACCCTGTCCCCGCACGGGATAATGACAGTGTCTCCCGCACTCCCAGAACCGCCAGGGGCAGGAGTAATGACCTCAAGAAGATCTGAGGAATTTATTTTTGCTGCAGCCAGAGCGCTGTTTCTGAATTCCGAACCTATGGTACACGGGGACAGACCATCTATAAATGGTCGCGATGGTTCTTCATCAGATTCCAGTGTGTCGGCTACATTCAGGGAAGTCGAAAGAAGCCGTTGCCAAGAAGCGTCCTTAAAGGACCGCTCATCTACATCAGACTCCAATGTGTCGGCAACATTTAAGGGGGTGGATAACAACCGCTGCCAGGAGGCGTCTGCGAAACTTCGCTCATCTACGTCCGATTCGAGAGTATCGGCTACATTAAGCGGTGTACTCAGAAGGCGTTGCCAGCCGAGGTCCTCATGGACTGGAGCTCCGGCCGACATGTTCAGCCCGATTACCGATGTCAATGTTGGGATATGAGGTGTTGCTTCTTCGGGCGTAAAACCTTCTGCCGCGCCTCCATCAGCGCCTAATGTTGAACCAAATGTTGTACCGAAACCCATAACAGCCTCTTAGAACACATGCAGCTTAAATTTTCTGAATATGGCTATAGCCCCTGGATTATCTGTTGACTGGGTTGCCTGTAATACCAACTCTGTGTACGACACTGGGTATTCATAGGTACCTGATTTAGGTACCACATACCAGGCTTTTGACGAGTCGTTTTCAATCCAGCGGCCTTCGCCATCTACATCAACCGTGGCTGCGCCTTCGTAGTAATCAGTACGGACTTCATCCCCAAGCTTTCGAATTCTGAGCCATACGGCAGAGGCCACTGAGAACGCGGAATCAGCATTCGCACCGTCGTCACTGACGCGAAGGTGATGGCCGTCGACTAGAAAATAGCGCACGCCAAAGCGCATAAATTTAGCGACACCGCCTCCATAACCATTTATGCGTAAGAAGTGAACTCCAGCATTACCAGGGCTACCCGTCCAACTCACAGTAAGGTGTACTTGAGCAATCCAATTTCTATTTGTTATCCCCGCCGGTAAGGACATTGCTATTTGTGGGTCATCATCGCCGTCGGCCGTTAGCACAACTCCATCTGAGCCTTCAACGACAGAAGAGCTGCCTGGAGCTGTAGGTGTCCATATTGCATTAAGGCTCGAATCATCGAAATTATCCTCAAAGCTGTAAAAATACTTATCTGCCCATTTTACGCCTTCAGGAACGGATGAGTCTGCGGTTAAAATTTGATTGTCGGAACCTATAGACAATCTGGTCTCTTCTGTATCGAATGTGTAGATATCCCCCTTTGTCGTAAGAGGGGATTTGGCTTGGAGTTGGGCCTCGGAGGAGGATAACGCGCCATCAACTATTCCTTTAAGACGTAGCGAATAGCTATCTAAATTGGATGAGCCGGAACCACGTTCTAAGATACTGTATAGTGTTTGCTGTGTAATAATAGGAATTGGCGGAGAAGCAATCGAAAAAACATCTCCGTCATTTGCATAGGGTTTAAATCCATCATTGCCGGTAGTACTTCTAATAGAAAGAGTATATTCAGTACTACTCATCGTTCTTCCGTTCATATGCACACGGAAGATTGCCATCGCTCCTGTCTCCGGAAAATAATCAGACATGTCAGTAGTGATCTCTGAAACATCCGGTCCGACAGCGCTACCAGCTCTTACTGCTATACCCTCTATATCAGTAAACGTGAATAAACTTCCGGTTTGCTGAAAGCGGTAAATGAAAGTAGACCCGTCAGTCGCTACAAATCCTAAGTATCTCCAGGCGGTAAAACCTGTAGGTCCTCCGCTTATTACACCAGATAGTGATGCTACAGCACTTAGCCCTGAACCGGCTGCATCTGGAATTAAGTAAATGTGGTATAGTTTATTCGCTGCAACAGAACCTGTATCCAATCCACCACGCCCAGAAGTCGTCAAATCAACTGTCAGAGGGGAAACAGCCGTACGACGTAAACCATCATTAAGCACGGCACGAAGGACGGATGAGGCTCCAGGCGCAGATTGAATATCGACAACGGAGGCCGAATTATAAGAAAGGATGGGGATGTTTTCAGGTTTGGAATAATTAGCACCGGGGATGTCTAGAACGCCGTATCCTGGAAAATAGGTAGAAGATTCTACCATACGGAAGAAATCAACACCCATGATAGCATTTCCGGGGTCACTTGATGAATCTGTGTTAGTAAATCTAAATCCTATTCTATCTAAAGTAGCGCCACCAGTGTAATTTCCGCTTCCTATGTATAATCTCTGTCCAGAGTTTGTTAATGCCCAGGCATGAAAAGTATTACCAAACTTTTGAATGCCGAAAAATTCAAATGTTTGTCCTTTTTGATGTCTGTCGGAACCATTCGTTATATTATTAGGGACCCCTCCATTTACAATATCAAATTGAAACCTGAAATCAGAGCCATCAACCTCATTAGCGTATAATACAATTCTTTCATTTTCATCTGGAACTCCGCCAGAGGATGCCCAGATAGAAAAATTAAATGACGCATCGTTATTGGATGTTGCGGCAGTACGATCAAAAGCAGATACCCTAAACCAAAAAAACGCATTTGTTGGTATTGTCACAGCCTTGTGCAAAAAATATGGAGTAGAATCCGCTGGCGGCTGTATTAAATACCAACTTCTATATGGCTTTGTGTGAACTACTCTACGAGGGTCTCCAGATGCAAATTTAGCATAAGGGTCTATCGCAGATGCTGAAGCAGTAAAGCTTTCAGTCCATCCACTCAATGTTTCAGATTCAAATTCGTCATCCTCAGCATGGGGTGTTTCTGGTTTTATCCAAAGAGAAGGGATGAATATGGGAGATGAGGATCCAATGGCATTCTCTTCTAATGTGTCAAGAAGCGCGTTGAGAGTGTTCTCATAACGAAATTCATTTGGTGCGACTCTCTCACTACCGTACTCATTCTTTATCCGTACGATGCATTCACAATCTCCCCTATCACCATAATACGTGGGGTCACTCCAACCTTCCCCGTTTTGCGCACGCAGAGAGAATTTATAAGCTCCTGGTTGGCTCAGCGTAATAGAGGATGCCAGAGTCGTAGACAAGCCATTGGTAAAATCCCCGTGTACTCCTGACAGCAAACCACTTGCTGCTTCTGGAACCCCGCCTTCGTTTGTAGAATCAGGATTATTATTACGAATAGACCATTCGTATCCAGTAGGAGATTCTGTAGCCGCACCATTTAAATTCACGGTCACAGGTAAATCTGCGAGAGTGTAGACCTTCTCTTTAACGCCTTCAACCGTTGCTGATGTTACAGTTGGAACTGCCATCTTTTAATCCTTTTAGTGCTGCGGAGTGTATCCAGGCCAATCCATTACAAGGCCGCTAGTAATATGGAATTTATTTTTAGTCCACACATTATCAATTGCTGTTTTTTCTGCTATAGCTGGACTTACATAAAAACCAAGCAAGGCACCAAGTCTTTCATAATATCCGCTGTCATTGTTGCGGTCTTGAATGAATAGCGCCCTGACTAAGTCATATTTTCCGGTTCTCTTGTTCATTCCGCGCCCGCTTTGCCTGCGAAGGCTCTCGGTAGAATTTCGGTAAGACAAATCGCATGCGGAGCATCGCATGGATTGACCGTAATTCCAGGTGTAGCCGCCATTTACGTCATCGATGCTCCACCCAAACGTCCAGTTATTGCCCCACTGGTTGTAGTCAGAATTGGCGTCGCCCATGAGAGCTATTTTGCTCTCGTTAGCCTTTTCCGAGCTTTCTAGGGCCTCAAGATGAGACACGATGAAACCACCCCAATTGGAATCCGTGACGTTGTGGAACGGAAAGATTATTTTCTCGGGAGAGATGCTGGCATAAAACCAGACTTCATCCGTACTATTCGCGCCGAAGTAAACCGGGCCTATGATTTTGGAACCGGCAAAGCTTCCATCTACAGCCACCCTGGCTGTCGCCCCCACGTATGTCGAGCCCGTATTTCTTTGGATCTCTACGGCCCATCCGTAGGCATGCGGGGTTGTCAGTCGGAACCATTGAGTGTCTCTATTAGGCAGTTGATAATCCTCAGCCAAAACATGCCAGACGATATCGTCATCGGGAGAGACTCTTTGTGTCGGATATTCAGTCGCCCCACTCCTTAAATCGATAGTAACAGTAGTTGCATCTACGTAGGTGCTAATTTTATAAATTCCACTTATTCTAGAGCTTATAGACCACGAAAAGTCTGCCGTCTCAGCCCCGCCTGTAGGATTGACGTACTTGACTTGCGTGGCACTGATATACGTGACGAGGAAGACACCATTGTTTCTCGGATTCGTCATACCGCTAATGGCAATCAGACGTCCATCGTCTGATGCGACAAAAAGACCGGCAGCATCTGTTAGAGTTTGCTCCCCTGCCACTGGCGCAGAAACTGAATCCCCTGTCCCGGAACTCGTGGCATTATCACAAAGGAGCAACCACTTCCCTTCATCCCCGACAACGAACAGGCTAGCAGTTGCGTCCTTAAAATTGAAGTCAGAGCCTGTAAGATTTATCTCCCCATTAGAACCGTTCTTCTCTGTTGAAAAATAACTGGCGTCAGAGATACTGATGACCCAATCAAATGCACTAGTTTCTGCCCCACCTGCCGCGTTCACGTACTTGATTTGGGTACCAGAGACATAATCAGTGATAGTGAAGGTGTTGTTGTTATTCGGGTTAGTCATACCAGAAACAGTTATAGACCTACCCACATCAGCAGCAACAAATTTCCCGGCGGCATCAGTTAATGTCTGCTTGTTTGCGCCGTCGGGGTCTGTTACAGAATCCCCCACGCCGTAGATATCAACATCCTCGGTCTGACTGCCAAAACCCTCGATATAATAAAGCTGGAGAGCTAGAGCTTTAAGTCCAAATTCGAAAGCAGAAGACGGATTCACTTCTCTGATGTAAGTCATTGACTCCCTCTATCCCCGATAGTCGATGTTCGTATTGTGTATAGTAGCTCCGTGCCATTTCATCGTTATACCGGTACCGAGAGCAAGTTCCGCTGAATTAGTTCCGTGTACGAGCTGATGATACGTGTGACTAATATATTTCATTTTCTTAATTGACCCCCTGTACTCTCCAGCGCCACTGGAATTTTCAAGAGTGCCGATAACTAATTTCTGATAATAGATTCTATCGCTAACTGGATCTTTTAGTCTGTGCGCACCGCCGATAACTGGAGTTGCATAACCGTAAGTGCCAAAATATGCTCTAATAGCATCTAAATAAACGTAACCGGTGACAGTATCCACTTCATCAGGCCATTTTAAGTATCGAACACCGTTGTACAACTGGCCTCCGGTATCCAAACCATAACCAAGAGCTGACGCGTCTCTGCCGCCATCTGTTCGCCAATAATTACTCCCCGTCCATACAGCAACAGGCTTGGGATCCAACGCTTCGGGGAATATCGGCGTGAATTCTCCTACGTTGACATAATTCCAGGCAGTGTTTTCGTAACTGTTCACTTCTCTGATAACTACAGCAAAACTGTCAGTATCCACACAACAAAAAATCAAGGCTTCATCGACCTCTCTTAAAAATCCACTTCCTCCAGAGGCTCTTTCACTAGTGTGTCGAGAATCATCCCAATCGTGGCTTCCAGCATTCCAATTTCCGTACGGGCCTACAATATAAGCAGGAAAGCACGAATTGTAGGTCGCTCCGGCGTCACTTCCGATAGCCGTTACTCTGATATGGACATCAAAATTATACGGCGCAGCGCGAGTAATACCTTCGCCTCGTGCAACTATCCGATCATTAGTAGCTGGACAATCTGTTGCATCTGCTGCCCAAAATTCCCATGTCAGACCAGTGACTATTGGGCTATTAGGAAGACCGGAATCATGCACCCCTCTAAGGATATCAAGCTCTATAACGTAATCCGATAAGACCTTCAAGATTCTCCAAGTACCGTTAATGTGTGTATACGGAGCTATAAATCCATAAATTGTTATATACCTTCCGACATCAGCAGAAGTAAATACATAAGAGGCGTCAACTGATGTGTCGAATTGCGAAGGTTCATTGAGAACAGTTTTACCGGCAACACCAACTCCTTTGTAAGAAGTCCAAGCCGTACCAGATGAATCAACAATCGTCCATCCACTAACTCTAAGAGTCTGGTATAGCCATTTACTGTATGTGCGCCCGGTAGAATCTGCAACACCGTCTGGAGTTACGAGAGGTAGACCGTTTTGGTAAATTTCCATATACGGTAGCTCCTTAAAAAAGAATAAACGATATGTCCTCAGGCCATGGAAAAGCCCAGCCGCAGGGGCATGTTAAAACACCTTTTGATGTACTTGAGGTCTTGGAAAGTGTCTTATGGGGGACAGAGCAAGCTTGAGTACTTATCTCCGCCTCACCCGCGCCAAAATTCACGAAAACTGGCGGAGTTACATAATAATGTTGGGCTGTTCCTAGTTTTTGATATTTCAGCTCATTATTGTTCAGATCATCAGTTATTAGCACATCCCCAATTTTATTAGCTAGAGGTCCTACAAAATCATAACTTCTGTATTTTGTGTCTCTGAATGAGTTAGGCCAATTGGATTTGTGGGTTATAGCACTAGTCTCTCTATAATTAATACCTTCAGAGACATACCCTGTCAGGTAGGTAGAGTGATAATTACTCCACGACCTAAAACGCGTTAGTCGATAATTATCGCTTATACGCTCCCACATCCATTCTTTTTTTCTGGTCTTTTGCCCGAATAACGCGATTTTTTCCTCGTCAGCTAACGTAATTCCTGAATGCGGCATAAACTTATTAACCATGAAGGCAGAAGCGTGATCATACGTATATTTGCTGTACTGCGTATTGTAGTGTGTATTCGTCACCAATAGCAATTCCCCGTTGTCTTCAGCAATAACATTAAAAAAGATATGACCTTCCCCGTGGTCAATACCGAAATTAAGGTCATTTTCAGTATTATTATCCCCTCCAAGAATCTTACTACCGGCCCAACTGCCGTCCACTGCCACACGAATCCAAGCTTCATCCGCATTATAATAACGCCATTCAATGGCCCAATTGGATGCGTCTGGAGATTCTAGTCTCCAATAATCACCGTTTGAGGCGGGGGATTGATAATTATATGCCCAGACCTTGTAAGTGATGGCCGTTCCTCCAAGATTTGAAGGAGGAAATTCACTCGTTGGGTCCGCCCTGTAATCAATCTTTACCTGTGACGAAGAAATGTATTCTTTAATCGTATATACGCCGCATGTCACCGAGGAATCAGGAGCATTAATCAGTATAAGCTTCGTGACATCAGTCGGAGAAAACGGAGTTGAGGAGTCTGCAGTTAGAACCCAATCTGTGCCGTCAAATCGGCCATCCGTGCCAACATACTCTACACCATCTCCGGCAACGTTATTAAAACTACCGGAAGAGATGATATTTTGCGCAAAATTTGTCCATCCGCAACAATCTCTTAGAAACAAGCAGGTAGCTTTTTGTTGTGCTCGTCTCCAGGTATCAGAATCAAACAAGTGAAGTGAGCGAATGTATTTATATCCCATCTTTTAACTCGCTATCCTCGGGTCTGAGATATTAGAGTTGTGCCAGGCCAATGATAGGCCTCCGAAAACGTGCAATCTAGAACCTTCCAACATACGTATTCCACGCATGTTTCCGTCATTTGACATGCCTAAGATTCTAGTGACTCCTCGTAGCTCCCCGTTCGTCGCCCAATCCCTACATTCGAGGGTGAAGAATCCATCATAATTATTGCCAGTCAGAGAGCTCTTACTGCGGTGTTGGCCACTGACCATGCTCTCATCGGCCTCTGGCCGTACTTGGTATGTGCAGAGATAGCCCGTAACGGTCAGTGTATCATCATCCGCAGAAAGCCAACGTGCGCCTTTATAGATGTCGGTATTTGAAGAATCCAGGCCGTAGCCGATGATGTTATCAAGATCTCCATCGCCATTTGAACCTTGAATGATGACGACTGGGCGTGTATCTGTTACGTCGTCAGCGACGTCTATTTCTCCAATATAAGTAACATGCCAGGATTTGTAATTATCCAGGGTCCTGGTCATAACCGTGAGGCAGTCTTCACTCATGCTAGCTATGACGAAAGACTCATCGACTTGATAGATGGAATTGTCCTTGTTAATGAATCCATAGTCGATATGCCTGGCACTCCCCCAGGCGTCAGTCCCTGGATTCCAGTCACCGTAGGGACCGACTTCAAATTGTGGAAAGTAGCAGGTGTAGGTTCCAGAAATACCGACTGTGACTTTCACATGGAAAGTAAAGCCACCAGCTTGGAGACCGGTCCCGGGATAGACAAACCAATCGCCGGCATCTGGACAATCGGTCGTGTCTGCCGCCCATAGTTTCCAAGTTAGGCCTGTGAAAGTTGGGGGGAGCCCTTCTGAGTGACAGCTTCTTAGAATATCCAAAATGACGACTTTTGAGGAAACATACTTAAGAATTCTATAAGTAGCATTTCTGGAGAATTCGCCAGTAAAGCCGCTTATCGTAATATATCGACCTTCATCTGCAGTCGTGAAATTGTAGCCATCTCCCGTTATGTCGAAGTTGGCTGGATACGATGTGACTGTAGCACCGCTAGAGCCTGAGCCCTTTGTAGAGTCCCATCGTCCGTTAGTGTCTTTGTCGACAACGGTTAAACCTAAACACTCAGTGAGTGTCATGTAAAACCATTTGGACCAGGTCCGTCCATTTGCCTGAGAAGCCGGGCTCGTTAGAAGTAAGCCATTTTGGTAAACATGCGACATAAACTACCTCTTCATAAATAGTACAGAATTAACGACATCCTAAGAAACCGAACTTCTTAAATATTGAAAAACAATCCACATTTGTTAATGTAACATCATGCATTTGAAATTTCTAGACGAAGATGAAACTAAGAAGCTGCTAGAAGGAGCGGAGGACGTCATTACCCCAGCTGCGGAAGCAGATTCCAAATTCTATGCATCGCAAAATTGTCCCAGATGTGGAGGGACCTGCAAAAAGATAGGCGACTTCCACAGAATGTTTCAGCAAGACGGCATACTTCCAAAATTTGATATGGAGTGTATTGCTTGTGGCGAGCAGTTCGATCCGAGGACAGGCATAACAATTAGGATAGGGAACATCAGTAAGGCTATCGAACCGAGAATTCCTATCCTCAAAAAAGACTAAATCGATTCCCTAGTTATCTGGATATTGTCAGAGATGAATGTAGAAAGTCTGCCTCTGCTTATAAAATCCTGAGATCTCATCGCCCGTATCTTCCTATCAATTTGATGAACCACCCCAATCATATCTATAGGCATTTCTACCCTCGATGCTCCCCTTTTTCTGACTAATTCTGCGATGGCGGAGGATTCCAGAATCTCATCCGGAAGCAGCCCATCTATTAAGTCCGTGATGTCTGATTCGACTACTGATGATTGGGACCCGCCAGAATAATTCAGCTCAAATTGTATGAAATGAGGAACAAGATGTCTGACAAGGATACTCGCATTCAGAACTCTGTCCAAATCTGAGTTCGCGAAACTCTGTATCTGCTCTACTAAAGATGAACGCTCGTAATTGATCTGGATGTTTTGTTGGGAAATCAGGGTCATATTTTCTGGCGAATCCGTCGAACCGGGAGTTAGGAATCTTCTGCTAAGAATCATCCTAATGTCTTCAAATTCTGAAAATGCCATGTTCTCGTCGGTATTATACAGCGTATATCCGTCAGATTTATGATCATCTACATCAAGTTGAAGGTCGGCATCGATATTGAATTCATCTCCAGGGCCTTCGGACACAACCTCTATATCCGCGTAATAAAGAGTCCCGTCCACATTATCCTGCATTTCTGTAGAACTAACTCTCTGGACACCAGGCCTGTAGATTTTAAAATGTTGGGACGGTCCAATCTGAGTGGAATCGAATCCTGTCCATGCGCCAGGACTTGAATCGATTGGATGGCTGATACTCAGTCTCATGTGATTGGATGTTGATCCTGATACATACCCGGCATCAGATATGACATATTTTCCTCTGGCCTGAGCGTAGTTGTTTAAATACGAAAGGCCTAATACCGAATTTGCTGTCCCAGCGGACCTGACGTTGAAAAAGAAGTCCGCCTCTAATCTGAGATACTTCTCTCCGCTAACTGACTCCGTTTCTACATAAGCTATGGTCTCTCCAAGTTGGTTATTTATTTCCGCGGCTAATCTATCTGGCCCATCTACTTCTGCAGAGAATGTAACAGTCTTATCTGGTCCGTTCTCCATAGAAATAACAAGAGTTTTCGTAACGATATTTCCTGTATCTGGGTCGTAGTCAATTGTACCCGTCGGAGTGGCCCTTATATCAGCCGTTCCCTGAATGGGCTGATATGTTATCTCTAGGATATCCCCTGGGAGAATCTCTCTTAGGAGGAAATCTATTTCGTCGCTTCTTGAATCCTTTCCTATCCCGGAAGCTGGAGCGTTTTCACTCTCAACAAATTTATCCCCAATCTGGTTTATTAGTAGATTGTCTGGAACCTGCTCCTCTGTAGCCGGCAGGACCTGATGCTGCAGAGTCGGGTCTGGAAAGAATTTATAAAACGCTGATTCATCTCCGAATACATCCAATGAAAATTCTGTTCTTGCGGGCTCATCTCTTACAATGCTCCCGTAGATTGTGTTCGGGCTGTAGTCACTGATGGCTGCTTTTCTGTACGAGCCTCTTACCTCGAACGAAGTAGGCTCAAGAAAATAGCATCTAAGTTTTCCGAAAGACCTGGAACCTATTCTGGAGCTGGCCCTGCTATCGGTTAGAGGGAATACCGCCCTCCCATCTTCGACTCTGGAAATTAGTAACCTGTTTTCCTCCACGGCATGAATGTACCAGAATTCTATGTTTGAACCGGTCAGTATATAGACAACATCGGATTCAGCTTCTATGTCCAAAGACTCAGCTGTCCAATCTGAGACAGATTCACTCTTCAGCTGCCTGTTATCCTCAGAAACTGTCGCCGAGAACCCAAAGACTTCGTTAGCAGAACCGTATGGATTTATCTGAATCCAATTGTTTCTAGAACGGATGGACAATCTCGTCCCTTCGTCTGTCTCGTACACGGCAGCAATATTGTATCCAGACGAGCCCGCATTTATCTGATCTACAGCGTCCTGTACTGTAGTGATTCCGCTGAATGTTATGGTTATGATAGTCCCGTTATTTATAGTAAATTTCAGCGCCTTACCGTCCAGAAGAGAAGGGGTGATTATGGGTTCGGACAGTATCCCGATTACCGCGTCATTGACTTGAATCTTTTCCCCGATTCCCATATTTGAGAAAGCATACGATTGGATATCAATCGGGTCAGCATACGGGATAGTCTCTCCGGTCGGTTGTTTGGAACTATCCAATAACTCTAAACTGGTTATTCTGATTGTAGGCAGATTCATAACTTCCTGGGCCTTGAATACCTGCCAAGTCTCTGAGCTGGAGGTTTTCCTTAATGGAGTTCCCAGAACCAGAGATATGTTACCGGTCCCCACAATTTGCTCGACGTTATAATCACCGGCGTTCACAGACTCCCCGGATATTCTAAGGACATCTCCTTGCTCGACTCCTAATTGATCGAAGTCCACTTCACTGACTGTGGAAACTTGGGTACTCCCCATAACAGTTTTCAGGTCTGTCCCACTTCCCCTCACTGTCTTCGGTTCAACAAGATTTACATCTATATTGTCTACTATCTTGTATTTTTGATTGGAGACGGTAGCTGGAGGAGCAGGGTCTACCTGCAGAGTATTGATGGCTCCATCTGGTGAGACCTTGATTATGTGATATGTACCGGCACTACCGGCATCTGTTTCTATGACGAGAGTATGACCAGGCTGAACACCATTAGTTAAGAAATTATTGTTAGAATCTAGTGAAAGATCTCGAACAACATCTTCCGGAAGTCCTGTCACTTTCGTGTCCAGAGTCAGGCCTTCCATGAGAGGTTGCTCATCAGTGACAGCTTCTAGTACCTGCTCACTTTCTTCTAGAGAAGTCCCTCTGATATAGAAATCGGTGCATCCCCCGATGTGTACCTCATCATTTCTTACAGTAAGGATTCCATTGGATGTCACTACTTTAAATATCCCACCAGGAATATCTGAGAGATTTATCAAGGACTTTCTTATCAGAAACTGAGCCCCGGATAAATTATCCGGCATATCGGGATGAGGTGGAGGTTCTATCGGGTCTGAGCCAAGAACAAACGATGCCCCAACTTTTAGCATCGTGTCACTAATAACTTCCAGAATCGGATAGTCCTTGTCTTCAATTATGAGAACGAAATCGGACACAGAACCGACAGGTCCGATGTTCTCTATAAACCCTCCGCCCGCACTTTCGAATATATCGGAGTATCCATCCCCGTCCCCGTCATCAGATGAGGCTCCATCTACGCCGTATATGATAGCGCTTCCCAGTCCTCCTCCCTTCAACACATCCCTCATCATCTCCGGGTCGTTGAATCCGACTACTTGGATATGCTGGAGCTCTCCAAACTGGTCGAATAAGGTAGCTAACACACCGCGGGGGACTACCAGCGACCTTTCAGTGAGGCTGTTTTCCCCTCTATCGATAAAAGCTAGAGTAGATTCTTCTGGAGTCCCGTCCCTAAAGCGATAGAGGTTCCGAACCTTAACAGCTGCAGGAAGATTAGAGATGCTGGTTATTGTCCGCGGTTCGACGTTGTACTCGTCTCCCTCCTGCTCTGCTTGAAACGATACGTCCATATAGAACAGATTCCCGTCCTGATTGAACATCATCTGTTCCGCTGATATCGATTGGGGAGATGAAGGTATGAAATTAAGACCGTCTCCCGTGGAAGCGACGTTGCCTACTGTCACGAAAACGGCTGTCGGAGAATTAAACCATATTCTAACCACCCCCACAGACAGACCACCTCTGTTCCTTCTCACGAAAATATTTCCCATCAGAGAATCAGCTTCCTGAGGAGATAATATCTCTGGGTCAGATAGAGACTTGTTGTTTCTCAGAAACTGCACTTCCCTGATTATTGGATCGAGTAACGCCTCGACAGGCTTTATAAGAAGGTCGGCCAAGGCCTCACCCTCGTCGGCGTTTAAACCGGGGTATTCCTGCTCCAACCTCGCCCTTATGAACGACTCTATGTCCATTTCAAACGGGTCTGGAGTAAATCTTCTAACTATGGGGTCGATGATAGTGATTTGAGCTGGAGAATCATCAGTAATGTCTATGTCCGGGTCATACGCTAGAAGTCTTTCCTCGACAAATTCTTTTAAATCTGTAGTTCCTGGCATTTATAACTCCATTCCTACTGCAGCCCGTTCCCCGGATTGGGATATTATTTCTACTCTAGCCAACAACGCAGTCAGTTCCGCGCTGTACACTGCAGAGAGGACATTAGCGGCAGCTAGTTTTTCACTGGCTTTTAATTTGTTGTTAATGGATTGAAGAGCAATTAATTGTGATCTAGTTCTGTGGACAGAGGTAGTAAAGGCGGCTGTCACGCCACTGGCATTTGATCTCGAAAAGTTAGCCCCGACTATCTTTTGTATGCCTCCGCCTGAATTCGGATACCAGGCGTCGGTCCCCGGTGTTCTGAATAGGTAGAGGATGAAAGACTGAATAAGTTTTTCTAGTCCCTCCGTCTTCTTCGGATTCAAAGTAAACTCAAAATTTACTTTACTGGAACTCGTCCTAGTAAAGTAATTACTTAGAACGGCTATACTTTTTATGATTTCTTTTTCTTGGCTTGATGGCACCTGGACCAACATCCTGTGTTTGTTCAGAATCATGAAAGACGGTGCCACAACCTCATTGACCTCGACCCTAGATGCGTTCCTCAAATCAGGCCCCCTCACATCCAGAGTTCTCGGAACAACATTCTGGATATTCGTTACTTGAGAAACGGGGATGACATCCTGCAGATACGTTACTTTTATGTCCATTATAGAGGTATCTCCTCGTCTCCTTCTAGAGACGTATTCACGTTCCCTTTGGTCTTATCCTCGGCAGACAAGCTAAAAGCACTTGGAGGGAGACTTTTGGCAGTAGTCACTGCCTGGCTAATTCTATCCATTAACCTTTCTACCCTATCTTTCATATTCAACCTTATGGACGTCTTCCCCTCTGTCCCTTTTATCTGCTCTATCCTCTCCCGCATAAGGGTTTCCAAAGTCACTGAAGAAACACTGGCAGTGAACTTTTCCCCGAGCACGAAAGCGTATGCATCATTCATTATCTCCCGAATCTGAATATTTAGTTTCGTCTTCTTCGCTTCGGGAGCTACAGCTTTTTTATTTGGCGGTTTCGGCATTTAATAAGCTCTCCTGAGTATACTCGGGTCCTCGTCTAAATCTGCCAGGTCGTCTAACTCACTTATTATAGATTCATTGTCCTGGTCGGAAAAATCCAAGTCCGCGTCAGGGTCTTCATGAGTCGAAACCAGCCTCTCATCCATATTATCTTCAAAGCTCGCTCTTCCTGTCGGTACATCATTAACCGCCACCGACCTCATCTTTTCCAGGAGGTTTCCTCCGTAAGATGCGCTGTCTTTATTCAGATTGAAGAAGTCCTCGATGTATCCCAGAAGCAAGAGATCGTATGCTCTATCCAGCCCCCTTTCCTGTAGCATATCCAATAAGGCATCAATTCTCTCTATATCCGATACAGAATACGAGGCAAGAATAGCGCTTAGTGAGGAATAAATACTTTTCAGAGTGGAACAGCTATTTGAAGCATCGTTCCTCAACGCTGCTGAAGGTTTGCTGTAGATTAAAATTGGATTTAAGACCCTCTCAAGCTCGTTCAGATTTTCCTCAAACTTAGAAGGTTCAAGTTCTGTCGATTCCCAATTGTTGAGGTCCTCGATGAATTGGTTATAGGCCGTAAGACCTGAATTCTCTATTTTGTATTGATTTGATACCAAATCAGATGGGACCTCCGGGTCTACTTCTAATCGATAACCATCGTCAGCAACTTCTGTTATTGTGTGGACACTGCTTACCGGACTAACGAGAGTCAGGATATCACCGGCTCTAACATCATATCTAGAGAACCTTAGATACGAACCTCCGTCAGTTATTCTGACCCCAGACACACTACCTACAGCCTGTGTCTGAATCCCTAATTCTGCGTTCGCGTTCCCCAATCCAGGTACCAACGAAGAGAATGTTGAGACGTCGTCAGACTCTATTACTACTGAGTTCTGATGTATTTCCCATGCTTGATTTTGGGACCCATCCCCAGTTGATGTATTAAAAGGGCGGCCGACATAGACGTATTCCCTGGATGGGAGAATCTCTACGTCTGTTATTGGATACCATCCGGTATTAGGTCCCCCAGTTATTCTGAGTTTGTTGTACGTATTCTCATTACCTGATAGAGAACCTGACGGAAGAGATAATCTGTACAGCAATCCAGTATATTCCGCAGTTCCGCTGTCCCCTGAACTCAATATCTCATCAACGGCATACGAGGAAACTCCTCCCATGGTATCGATGTCCTGCGCAACATCATCAGAACTTACGTAACTGGACCTGGACTCCTGATTTTCGGTGAAACCCAATGTCTCCATACAATCCAAATGGATTTGAGTATTCGGAGAAAGAGCTATGAAAGAGCCATCTCCATACGATTTGGAGGATACCTTCAGGACCTTGATGTTAGATGGTGAAGCTTCTACTTCCAGTTCCTCGGCGTCAATTAAAGCAGATGCCGCTACTATTTCCGATGCTATCTGTGATGCTGTCTTAGCAATATCCTGAGAAAGGGATACCTCCACAAAATTGATATCGTCGACTAAAAATCTGATGACATTGTTTGCGTCCACCCCCCTACTCTGCTCGTAGTCTGGGTGTGTATCATCATTTGAGTCTCTTCCGTCTGTGAGCCCTAAGCTTGAATTCAGCGTATTCTGTTCGCCTATAACTATAGAGCCGTCTCCTAATGTATCGTGTTCGAATTTGAGTGTTCCTGAATCGTCTAACGCCGTTGCTACATCGTCAAACGTACCCGGGTCCCCGTTTATTTTTGTTGCTAGATTAACCTCGGCAGTTACCTGCGCGGCAGTCCTAGAGCCTGATGTGAGAGTAACTCTATATCCCAGCCCATCGACATAGATTTCGAACACGTTGTTTGGAGAAGCTGGAATAGTATATGGTCCGGCTGAGCAGGACAAATTAGCTTTCTGAGCCGTATGAATATCGAACGTCTCTCCTAAATATCCGGATATAGAAGCTGGAGGGAGAGGTGACAACGTAACACTCTGCTCTAGCCCGCTATTCGCTGACAGCAAGAATTCATCCTGAGCACTAGGTATTATGTGAAACGGACCGGAATATGCGGAAATTATCTTTGCTGGAGTAGAGCTATTTGATGGGTATACCGCGGCCGCCCTGTCGGAGCTAGAGCTCGATGAACTCATCAGAACCTCTCTCGGGTCATTGAAGTTCATTAAGTTATTAACTACAGCTTTTCCGGCATTTATTCTAAGAAAAGCATCTCTAGCCAATCCAATCGCCCCATCTACATCCTCTGCATCTAGCTCCTTCTTTATGGAACGCAAGTCCAGTCTTACATTCCTTGCACTGTTCTTAACGGCTATAATTGGGAGATTTAGTGATATGAGCTCCGACAGCGACTGTCTTACCTGTTCAACCTCATCGATGACATTGCCGTGAATCTCTTTTAGCGCCGGTATCGTATTTTTTAAATACGTCCTCGCCTCCTGCGGAGTTCTAGATATTTCATAGAGGTTGGGAAACGATTGGCCGCTGAATCTTCTGACATTCGGCAATAGGGAATTGTTTATAAATCTGTCGACATTCCGGTTGTATCTGTTAAATTGTGAACTTCCGACAACATTTTTCTCGTTGATTGATCTCTCAACATCTGACAGAGAAGATGCAGCATCTTCTAGCAAACTAGTTTGGGTTATCTTCTTAGTATCCCTTCCTAGCTCCCCTATCGCCGTTATCATCTCCTCAAGATATTCTATTCCTAGAAGAACATCTCGATTGATTCGGTTAGCTGAAAGAGAGAGAAGGTAGAAGATGGAGCTTGAATCATATAAGAAGGTTGAAGCCGCAAACTCTTTAACCTCGTCATATACATAATCAACATCAATTGGTCCTAAATCAGTCCGCAGGGTCTTTATTTCAGACTTTACGAACTTGCTTACCGCGTCTTTTAGCTCAAGGTCGGTAAAATTACTCATAGCTTTCCCCTGTCAATTCTGGAAACGTCCGTGCGCTGCATCTTGAGGGTATCTCTTCTTATCTTTTCCGGGCTTATTCCTAGAACTTCACATATATTCAAGAAAGCGGTGAATCTATCCAATCTACAATCTGGAGTTATATCCTCGAACATCCAGTCGTAAGCATGTTTTGCTATCAATCTGAAGTTTAGGCGGGAGTCGTTTTTGTACAGCGCTATGTCGTAAGCGGCTCTTCTGATAATTGAGGCCAGAAGTAATTTCACCCCTCTTTCGTCATCCAACAACATCCTTGGTCATCTTTCATTAACTCACAACAACAGACAAAGGAGTCTGCACAATTCCTGAATCCGGAACAACTACAATGGAACTATCTTTCCTAGATGCGCTCAATTGAGTTGTCCCAGCGGATACGCCGGTTATAACGAGCCTGTCATCCATAACCAGGACCGTAGCTATTGACTCATCATCAACAACGTATTCCACGTCGGCTGGAGCTGCTCCCTCCAGTACGACTGTATTAGATGCAGTAACCGTAGGAACTATTTCCTCGGTGCCTCCCACCGCCAGATTAACAGACGACGGATTAAATATCACTTCTTTCACGACCGGGAAGATTAGATCCACGATATTGAATGACGAACTATCAGGGACGACCAATTCCATAGCATTATCTTCTAATGTTTCGATAATAGCCGAATATGTGCCGCCTCTGTATAAATCTACTTCGATGTACCCATCCTCGTCCGTCCTAGCAACTATCTGACCTCCCATTACAGCGTTACCGGAAACGATTGTCGGATTGAATAGCGGAATGAATATAATATCCAGATTCGGATAAGGTAAAGAGTCCCCTCTTTTAAAGAATCCGCTTACCCTACACAATTTATCATCTGCGGCTGTCGGCCTGACGAATGTCTGTCCTTTGACAATGAAATCATTGGTTCCGCTCGGAGCATTCGCTGGAGGGCTGTACACCTCTATCAATTGAGGTGTCTTGCTATCATCCCCTAATAATCCATCAAACGCGACACC